TATGACAAAAGATTGGTACTTATCTGGAGTAATTAAAACAGGCGAACCCTTTTTAGTCGAAGATAATGTTAAATTAAGAAAGACTGCTGATATTGAGGGCAATATTGGTAAAATAATTCGTGTGGGAACTATGAACGATGTAGATTTTGATTACGACATCGGTCCATTAATCTCAATTGATGATGTGAGTTTAGTTATTAGGTCATTACAATCAGGTGATTTAAAGGCTTATGATTTAAATTGCACTAATTCAGGTTTATATAAAGGTAAATTAGAAATAGTATGAAATATAAAAAATTAGAATGTATGATGTGTGGTTGGATTTATGACGAAGCCGTAGGTGACCCAGATTCTGGTCTTGAACCAGGAACACTTTGGGCAAATGTACCAGATGATTGGTTTTGTCCTGATTGTGGTGCTAGTAAAGAAGATTTTGAGATGGTGGAAGTGTGATTAAAATAACTGAACAAAAAGTACTTGGTGATATCGGCGAGAAGATTGTCAGTAATTATATGAGTAAGATTGGACGAACAGTAGAAATGTCCACTGACCCATTCGATAGTGAAAAAGATATGATAGTAAATGGAAAGAACTTAGAAGTAAAAACTCAAGTACCCTATTGTTTAGATAAATCATTTACAATTAGAAGAAATCAATTAAATAAATGTTTAAATGCTGACTACTTTGTAATCGTACAAGCACCTTGTGAGTATTTAAATGAAGCCGCAATATGGAAAGTGAAGAAAGGCTTTACATATAATACAGTTAAATTAAAAGGTGGCGGTGAAAGACTTGCTATACCCATGAACCAACCTAATGTAATAAAGAAGATGGATATAGTTGGCGAAGATAAAGCATTGTTGAGAAAATACTCAACAGATTTTGGAGGATAAAATATGACATGGTTAGAAAAGACTGTTATTCCAACAGTTGCATTTAAAGTAAGGGTTGAAAGTGATTTGGGACAACCAAATGCTTGTGAAATAAACCCATCAATATGGGGAGAAATATCTACTGATGAAATCTTCTCAAATAAAAAAGTGGTAGTGTTTAGTTTACCAGGAGCATTTACGCCCACCTGTTCAACGCATCAACTACCTGGATTTGAAGAAAACGCACAGAAGTTTTATGACAAGGGAGTAGATGATATCTATTGTTGTTCGGTAAATGATTCATTTGTTATGAATGCGTGGCGTGATGCTAATAATCTTAAGAATGTTAAAGTATTACCAGATGGTAACGGTTTATTTACTACAGAAATGGGTATGTTAACTGATATGTCCGCTGTAGGCTTTAATATGCGTAGTAAACGTTACGCAATGATTGTTGATGATGGTTTAATTACAAAAATGTTTATTGAACCCGATAGTACACCTGAAGATTTAGACCCATACGGCGAAACAACACCAGAGAATGTACTTAAGGAACTATAATGATGGATTTAATAATGATTATTGGAGTATTGGGATTAACATTCGGCGGAGGTGTGTGGTATGGTGCGAATACATACGGAAGATATAAGCATACCGAAGAAGGAAGTAGAGCCCAATCAAGAGCAACAGTAAACAATGACAAGTAAAAAGTTTGGATGTCCTTGCGGACGTTCACCGACTGGTAAGTGCATAGGTTGGCATAGACTTACTGACGTAGGTTTTATAGATATGTATGCAAGATATCAAAAAATACCAGAAAATAAAAGAACTGAATTCTTAAAAGACAATAAAGTACCCAAAAAAAAGGAGAAACTATAATGCTTAAAGCGTTATTTAATCAAGGCTATTCGAAGAAGTTTATGGAACGAATAGAATTTAGAAGAAAAGAATACTATGAGAAACGTAGGATTCAAACTATACGTGACAATGCTATGAAGATGGCTCATAATTGGAAATATGAATATCCAGATGGTACTCCATTGGAATATATTCGTGATGATATTATTGAATGTTGGGAAAGAAACTCTAAGGTTGGTATCTTTAGTGGTATTGATGAGAAACAAAACATTCCAGTAGACAGACAGAAAGGAGACGAAAATGAGTAAAAAAGAACCATCGTTAGATGAAGCCTTTAATGCAATAGTTGAAGGATTAAAAATTCTTACAAAAGTAGCGGTTGCACCATTATCAGATGCGATTGAGGGTGGAAATCGTGATAAACCTAAGAAAGAAAAAAAGAAACCTAAGAAGAAGAAATTATGATAGAGTGGCTATTAATATTAGTATTCATTGGTGCAGATAATCCAAAGATTATGACTATTCCTATAGAATCATATGAAACAGAAGAAATATGTCAAACACAATTGGAAGAATTAACAAGAGTAGCCCAAGATGATACAGGACAAGCCGCATTGGTTTGTTTATTAGACGCAAGACCAGAACCAATTGATGCAGATGATATTAATCCAGATGAGATAGATTTTTTAGGTCCAGAAGACAGTTTAATAATAGCAAAATTAGGAGCATAATATGAAAAAAACATTTACTGATTATTTTCTTGAGATGTGTATAGCAATCTCCATAGGGCTTTTCACTTTAGCCGCTTTACATTCCTTTGTCTTATAAATACAATATACACAACAAACATTTAATGTCGTATGCCGAATGGGTAGAACGATATAAAGGAAAACAAATAGACGAAGTTATCTTAGAAGACCATAAAGTTTATCTTAGACAATTCAAAGCATGGCAAATAGGTAACATAGAGAGGGTTTAAGATGAAAAAAGGCAAGGTCCTACAAAAACTTATAGTATTGGGGACTAGTCATGTCAATGATATTCATGGTACATTTAAAGAGATTTGCCATCATCCAGATTATGTAAGAGGACATTATGCTGAAACAAAATCAGAAAGATGGACCCAACGTTTAGAAAACAAATTGAATGAAAGACCAGACGAAACATGGATTGTAGAAAACTGTGGTATGGGTGGACACGGAATATCAACGTATCATCATAGAATTATGAATTGTCTTGAGAAGGACCCAGACATTGATTTAACTTTTTTAATTGAAATCCCTTGTAGTAATAGAATAACCGCAACATATGAAACTCCTTCATATAAGTTCTTTAAAACATTTTTAAAAAAAGATTACTTTAATGGACGTGATTGGCAAGACTTGCCATCTAATGAATTTTATAATAATTCTATACCAATCAATATGGATATTCGAGATAAAGATTTTTGGAAGATAACGAGTGAGAAGTTCAAAGCAAGAGAGATGAAACTTTCACCATCTTTTAAGGAAGACTATATTGGATTTCAAAATGTTATGAATTCACTAAACAGTGTAGTGCCAGAGGAAGAAATTTTATTATGTTGTATGTCTATACATGGTTATTTAACAAACTTAGGATATAATGTTTGTTGGTTTAACATAGATTACGGCCCACATGTTCCTCCTATTGTCTTAAAAAATAAAAGAGTAAAAGAGTTTTTAAAAGTAATTCCTTATAAGAAACCTTTATCTTCAAATTTATTAGCAAAACAATTTAACAGAGGCAAAAAATTAAATTTAAATCAGTCACTATGTTTTGACGGTGTTCATCTAAACAAAGAAATTTGGTATTGGCTTGTTGAAAATTATTTTGTAAAATTAATATGAATAAAATTCACATATTTTCTACCGCTAGAAGTGGTACACATTATCTAGAATCATTAATTAGTGGTATGCGAGGCATACCTATTGTACCGTCTCCGTTTGAAGAACGTGATGATGAAAACAGTCCAGGTTCGCAAGAATTAATTGATAATATAAATGAATTTAGTGCAATAGACTCTATGGTGTTTAAGACGCATCCAAATTGGCTTTATCCAATTGATACGTCAGTTAAACAATTCAAATACTGTAATGTGCCAAATGATGATATGTTGCCATTAGTTCAACAATTCACACAAGTGGCTGATTACACAATAGGACTAATTAGATTAAACATAGTAGAGGTTGCGTTGAGTTTTGCGTTAGCATTTCATAATTGGCGTCTTGACCCAAGTGAAATTGGCTCGTTTCGTCCACCCTATAAGAATACTACTGTTACTATACCAATGGATGATTTCGTAGAATACTGCTATAAAGTTCTCGCCATATACGAAGTAATGTTTGCACAGAAAGATATACAATGTGATAAAATTATATATTACGAAGACTTGGCATTTGATTCAACAGACGCAAGGTTGACTGGACTTGCTCCTATTCATGATATTAAATCTAGTGTGAAGCAGGCTAAATCTAAGAAAATTACTATAGCGAACTACGATGAGTTGTATGAGTATGCAATCAAATTTTATTCAACACATCAATGGTCCATGAAGATTACTGATGGAGTTATCACAGACATAAATAATTTCACTAACTTAATAAAGAAAAGATAATGATTAAAATACTAATATGTGGATTACCTGGAAGTGGTAAAACAACACTAGCAAAACCTATAGCAGAAGGACTTGGTGCTTATTGGCTAAATGCTGATGTAGTAAGAAGTGACTATAACGATTTCGATTTCAGCAAAGAAGGTAGAATGCGACAAGCAGACAGAATGAAGTTCTTAGCCGATGTTGTAGTCAAAGCAGGACAAACTGTAGTTGCTGATTTCATTTGTCCTACAAAAGAAACAAGAAAAGAGTTTGATGCAGACTTCACTGTATGGATGGATACAATTAAGAAAGGAAGATTCGATGATACTAATGCAATGTTTGAACCTCTAACAGCATTTGATTATAATTATCGCATTACAAAGTGGGGAGACGATGCTAATACTATTTTAAGTGTTATTGAAAAGATGATAGAAGCATATCCTGACTTGCATTTTAACGAAGATGTGATTAAAAGGTATGGACTATGATAGAATGGAATCCAAGAATATGGGCATTTGGATGTAGTGAGACATTTGGTCATGGCTTAGAAGATTGTTATATAAAAAAAGATGGCTTCTATGCCCCAGGAAAAGAACCCTCAAAGTTTGCTTATCCACAATTAATTGGCGATACAGTGGGTAAAGAAGTAATTAATTTATCTCGACCAGGTGCTAGTAATAAACATATACTCCAACAAATAAAACTAAATCAGTCTGAAATTAATAAAGATGATATAGTTATTATACACTGGACTTATATAGAAAGACATGCTATATTTACCTGTCATATTGATGAAAGAGGAATATCAGAGGGTAGAAAAACAGGTGATAAAACATTTGGTTCCCTTAATATAACATCGCACTGGCCTGATTTATATAATATAATACCAACCGATACTGAAAAAATTGCTAAACAATATTACAAGTATATTCATTCAGATAGTGATGCTATTATAGTTATAAGATGGTATATGAATTATGCTCATCTAACTTTAAAAGCACAAGGCGTTAAATCAATTCATTGTCCACCATTAATGAACTCACAATATAATAATAATAAATCATTAATCAATATGAAATCTTGGCATGAGTATGATTTTCTTAAAGACCCAAACTTTGAAAGTGATATTTCATTTGTTAGTAAGATGTTACGACATGACGATATTCAAAAAGACAGTGCAATAGATGGTCGACATTCAGGTCCAAAAACACATAGAGCATTTGCTGACTTAATATTAAAGGAATTCTTTTAATGAAACAAATAGAACACGATATGAAATGTTTACAATGTGGATGTAGATATATTACACCAATGCCTGGTCCTTGTATTAATTGTGGACACAAATATTTAATTGATTATGGGTTTGTAAAGAAAGAGAATAAAGATGCAAGACAGAAGTAATCGCTCATTATGAACGATAAGTAAGAAGTTAATTAAAAGATTGATAAATAAAAGTAGTTACAACTAGACGAGAAGGCGGGTGAACCAAACGACCGCATAAAAAAGCGTGGGACTTCCCACTCTTGCTCAGTTTTTAAAAGACGGGTTTAGAGGAGACATTTTAGAATCAAAATGCCAACAATCAAAGAAATAAAAGAATTACTTAAGAGAGTAAAACAAAAATCTCAAAAACAAAAAGACCAAAGTATAAGACCTAGTCCTATGCCTCCTTTAAGTCCGTTTACACCTGACAAACCAATAAAACGTAAACAAAAAGAAATTAAAACTTTGGAAGAAGCAAGGGAATACCAAAACAATATTTACAAAGCAGGTTATTAACCGGAAAGGACGTTGCCAAAGAAGAACATACATCCTACTTATAAGACTATTGAGGTTGTATGTAGTTGCGGCAACACCTGGATAACACGGTCGACTCTCACAACAGAAAAAATGAATTTAGATGTATGTTCTAAATGTCATCCGTTCTTTACAGGAAAATCTAGGGTTATGGATACTGCTGGACGAGTTGAGAAATTTAAAAATCGTTACGCTGGATTTAAAAGAAAATAAAACTCTTATAGTCCCATATCAATAATTAGTTTATTATTAATATATTGTTCAATATATTCTTTCCAACTATTACAACAAGGAGTATCTTTTCTAGATAATGGCTCCGTGTTTAAAGTCTTAACTAGTTTATCATATTCAGAATCATTGTACATAAGTAATCTTCCAACGTCAATAAACTCTAAATTACAACTACAATGTCTGCTGTTCAATCGTTCATCTCTAAAGTCTTTATATGGATTTCCATGTTTATGACCAGTATCATATAAGTAATCGTTTATCATTCTATATTGTTTGTCGAATTCATAAGTAGCAACTTTCACATCAAAACCTTCTAACTGCTCCCAACTCTTTATCATTCTTTCACGGAAATGTAGATGAATAAAAGGAACAATAATTGTAGTTGTGTGGGATTGAGACTGATTGCCATGGTCTTGCAACAAAGTATGTGTAGTTAATAGAGTTTTTGTATCGTCAAAGCCTGAATGTTTGCTGATAAATGACGAGAGGAATTCTCCAGCATTGGTCAAATACGAACTGTATTGTATTGCATAAACCTCTCTCATACTATTATTTATAGTGTATCCTTCAAGAAATAGACACTGATATATTGAGAAATAGTCGATAAATATTGTACATGAAGTGGCTAAAAAGATTATTCTGTAAACCTAAACCAAAACCAGTGCGTAAATTCGCAAGAGTTCCTAGTCGGAAGAGTAATATGTTGCCCACTAATTATCCACCCAATTATAAGAAATAGCCTGATAAATAGAGTATAGCAATCATTATTTAATCAGGAGAACAAATGAGAGCCTACGAATTCTTATATGAGAAATCACTAAAACCAGAAGAACTAAGTAAACGTGATAATTTACAACGCTTTATTTCAAAGATAAAGAGTGGTGACAAATTTGAATTAGTTTCTGGTGGTACTGTGGTATTGGACAATAATCCTAAAATAATATCAGACTTGGGTCTTTCAACACCGAAATGGCCTGTACATCCGCAACATCCGAACTGGATTGCATTTCCAATTGCTAATGATGACACTGATGTATCTAATGATGACGAAACAGATAAGTTTGACCCGACGGCAAAAGAATGGATTCTTCTAAGCAAATTACAAAAAACAAATGATTTTGCTGGTGGCGGACAAGAAAGTGAAACTATTCCAATTAAACCTTCGAATCTAATTCCTGATGAAAATTATCGTAATGCTAATGAAGTAGCAACAATGATTATTAATGGCATGAAACAACCTGGAATTCCTAAATCACTTGCCAATCCTATTATACAAGCAGTTAATATAGCACAATCTAACAACATTAATCAACCTATTAAAGACGGCGGTGAACATCTCGGTATTATACAAAAATATGCAGGCGAATATCTTGGACCATTAGCACTAATAGCCAATAACATAACAGATAGTGATGTTACATCGGCACTGAAGGCTCATAATCAAACGTCATTTACTGGTAGTAAAATAATGTTTCCACGTAGCACAACTCAAACACTTATAGATAGTATTGTTCAATTTCCAAACGGTATTGAAATGAAAATAAGTAGTAAGCAAAAAACTGGTGGTGGAGCGGCTAGTGCCTTATCGGGTTTAAAAATAACACCAGAAATTGAAAAGGCATATCCATCCGGTACACATATTATTAAAACACTAGTAGAGAAGTCAGCAATACTAGGTCCATTAACACTTGCAGTAGAACTTGGAATTATCAAAGAGGAAGATAAAGTCATAATGGAAACAGGAAAATCTCTTGAAGTTTCGCAGTTATCTTCTCGTCTTAAAGAAATACTAAGTAATCAAGCCAGTACAACACAATCATCTGGCTATCGTGTATTCTTTCACTTAATGATGGGAATTACTAATCAGTTATCAGCAATTGTTAACTCCGGAAAAGAATTTGGTAAGGCTGTATTAGCCGCACTCAATAACAATTCATATATTCAGTTATTAACTAATGGTCAATTATGGGGAACAAAAGACCTTAAATTATCATACTCTACTAAATTTCCAATAGTTTATAAAGGTGAAATTGTTTTATGGACACAGAAAAATTATTACGCAACTGGCATTAAAGGCAAAGCCAATTTTAAATTAGTTGGATAGGAGAAAACGTGAGAGCATACGAATTTTTACACGAAGCAGGTATAAATGCAGAAAGACAAGAGAATGGTTTTGTAAAATCAATTACAAATGCCATTGCTAATAATGACGGCAAACCTGTTAATTTAATAGCAGGCAATACAACTATTAATGGTGTAACTGATGTAGTAAAGTATATGGGTAGACAAGACTCGGGTTCAGAACCATATACAGATATTGTACTTAAAACAACTAATGGTGATTTAAATCTTTCAATGAAAGGTCCATCAGCACCCTCATTAGCAGGTGGTGGACTTCGTGGTATTCAAGCGATTATTCCAGATATTGGTGAAAACTTTTTTACTGCGGCTTATAATAATCTATTAGATAAGGGTTATAAAGCAGGAGATAAGATTCCCGATACAGTAGGAAAACTAAACGATAAAGATAAAATGTTGCTTGTTGTTGGAACAACAGCAATGGGCGGTCCTATTGATTTTATGTATATTGGTCCAATGGATGTCACACATGAACAAAATGGTGATACAGTAACAGTTAATGGTTCTTTATATACATCAAAACACTATGCAGAAAATAAAGATTTATATTTTAGATTACGTGCTAGACGTAATGACCAAACATTTAATCCAGAAGCAAAATATAAGAATAATATACCTAAAATTTATGGTAAATCTCCATCTAAAGGAGATAGTGCAGGTAGACTTGTAATTACAGACAGTCCATCTTCTAAAGCATTATTAATAATATTTTAAAGTGGTAGACTTTTAGTATAAAATCTGTTATAATATAAAGAATAAATAGTTAAATTAGGAGAAATAAATGGCATATTCAAAAGAAGTTTTAGACCACTACGAGAATCCTCGTAATGTAGGTAAGTTTGACCCTAAAATCGATTCAATTGGAACTGGAATGGTTGGTGCTCCAGCATGTGGAGATGTTATGAAACTCCAGATACAAGTTGAAGATGGAATTATCACTGATGCAAAGTTTAAAGCATATGGATGTGGTAGTGCTATTGCTAGTTCAAGTATGGTTACTGAAATGATTAAAGGCATGACTTTAGAAGAAGCAAAAGAAGTTAAAAATACAACAATTGTAGAAGCACTTTCTTTACCACCAGTTAAAATCCATTGTAGTGTACTTGCGGAAGACTCAATTAAAGCCGCAATTGCTGATTATAGAAAGAAGCAATTAAACTAAATGATTACAATAACTGATGAGGGTGCAAAAAGAGTAAATCATTTCTTAGAAAACAGAGAATCTGGAATAGGTATCAGAGTTAAAATAACAACTACTGGTTGCTCAGGATATGCATACGGAATAGAATTTGCTGATGAAACTAATGACGATGATACTGTATTTGAATCAAACGGAGTAACTATTGTTGTTGATAGTAAATCATTACTAATGGTTGACGGCACAGAACTAGATTATCAAACAGAAGGAATAAACAGTGGATTTTCATTTAATAATCCACTTGAGGGCTCTACTTGTGGATGTGGTGAATCATTCACTATGAAAGAATAGGAGTATAATAATGTTATACGCAAACGGATGTAGTTTCACATATGGTACTGGACTAGCACATAAGGACAAAGCATGGCCTTTTATGTTGGCTGAGAGACTCGAAATAAGCAAAGAAGATGTAGTAACTGACGCAGAACGAGGAATTAGCAATCAATACATTGTTAGACAAACTATAACAAAAGTTTCAGAGTATGTTTCAAATGGAAAGAAACCATTTGTAGCAATTGGCTTATCTGCACCAAATCGCAGAGAACATTTCATTGAAAGTAAAAATATATTAATTCATAATATACCATCACACGAATATCACGGCAATATCAGACTAGATGAAAAAACAAATACTGATTTAGATAAGTTTAACAAATTGTATATGAAACATTTCTGGTCACCTGTTTATGACTTTCACAATTATCTTATTCAAGTATTAACACTACAAAACTTTTGTGTTGCTAATGATTTAGAATATATTATATTCAACAGTCTTAACTTGACACCAAATCTACTTGAACCAACAAACTTTACAGAGTTATGCGAACAAGCGGATATGAAAGATGTATTGGCTCAATTAGATATGACTCGTATATATGAAGACCAAACATTCTTTACTTACATGTACGATAAGAAAATGTTCTTTCCAGTAGAAGGAGATGAACGATACATGCATCCAAACGAAGAGGCTCATAAGGATTGGGCTGATATTTTGTTTGCTGATATTGAAAATACACGAGGAATGAAAAAATGATAAAGAAGATATGGCGTACTCTAATCTATCCATGGACATGGTTTAAACAAGAACGTGCAATGAAGAAACGTTTAGCGGAACTAAAGAAACGTGACCCGTTCATATACAAATAATCACAAAACAGTTCTAGGAATAGCAGGAGCATTAAATCACGATGCTTCGGTTAGCATAGTCAAAGGAAATGAAATTCTATTTGCGGCCCATTCAGAACGTTACTCTAAAATCAAAAACGACCCTCTTCTCAACTCTGAGATAATTCAAAACGCACTAGAATATGGCACACCAGATGTCATTGCTTGGTATGAAAATCCATACAAAAAGAAGACTCGACAATTATATGCAGGTCAATATGAAACAGCATTTGATATGGATGAGTTACCTAAAAGATACTTACAACAAATTCCAGAATTGAAAGATTTACCGATAGTTTATCAAGACCATCATTATACTCATGCCTCAAGTGGATATCACACGAGTGGATTTGTTAATGCCGCAGTTGTTGTGATAGACAGTATTGGTGAATGGGAGACATTAACAATCTGGCAAGGTTCTGGTGGTAAATTGTCTAAGGTATATTCACAAAGATATCCACATAGTTTTGGATTATTTTATAGTGCAATGACGCAGAGATTAGGATTAAAAGCAAACGAAGATGAGTATATTCTTATGGGAATGGCAGCCTATGGAAATGCAGATAGAAAATACAAGGGCACATCATTAAAACATCAACTTATGAACGAATTGGGTATAACAACACACAATCATAAACTACATACATTTAAACAAAATCTACATAGAGGATGTAACTGGATTTTTCCAGACTTAACATCAGAACAAGACTTGTTTGATTTGGCTGCCGCAACACAAAAGATATATGAGATAATGTTCGATAGAGTAATAAAGTTAGCACACCGAACAGTATCATTTAGCACAAATCTAGTATTGATGGGTGGATGTGCATTAAATTGTGTAGCCAATAGTATGATAACATCAAAATATGGTTTCAAAGATATTTGGATTATGCCAAATCCTGGTGATGCAGGAAGTTGTATAGGAGTTGCACAAAAATTTAATAAAGCAGATTGGAATCTTAATTGGAAAACACCATATCTTGGTTACAATATTGAGGGTGATTATCCAGTTGAAAAAACACTAAAAACCCTATTAAAAGGTGAGATAGTAGGTATTGCAAATGGTCGAGCAGAGTTTGGTCCAAGAGCGTTAGGTAATCGTACGCTGGCGGCAGACCCAAGAGGACCACTAATTAAAGATAAAATGAATGAAATTAAACGCAGACAGAAGTTTAGACCATTCGCACCAATGATTTTAGAAGAAGATGTACACGAATACTTTGAAATGCCTAAGAATATAACACAGTCTCCATACATGCAATTTGTCGCAAAATGTAAGTTTCCTAAAGAGTTTCCTGCTATTATACACGTAGATAATACCAGTAGAGTACAGACTGTCAATCAACTACAACATCCAGAGTTATATCAGTTGTTATCTAGATTTAAAGAAGAAACTGGCTGCCCAATGCTAGTTAACACCTCACTAAATATAAAAGGGAAACCAATAGTAAACGATGAACAAGATGCTATTGATTTCTCTAAACATTATGGTGTAAAAGTCTTTACATCCGACTAAAAATCTGTTATAATACAAAGATGATTACTGATTTTGGAATGAGAACTTAATGGCATACGATGGTTACTATTTAACATACAAAGCAGACAAAGAAACTAACGAAAGATTCGACAAGATACAGAAAAAGTATCCGTCTTTTCGTATGGTTAAGATAAATCTAGAGGATTTTGAGAATCCTAAGATGGAAGAAGCGATTAATAAGATTGCCTCTATAGCCAATACCAAACATTTTTGGGTTGTTGACCCAGATGTTAAGGTTAATGACGGCTTTGATTTTTCTTTTGAAACTGATAGTTATGATGATAACATCACACATCTATGGAGTTGTGATGAACGAAATGTATTTCGGCGTGTTGTGGGTGTCAAGTTGTTTAAAACAAAAGAAGTTATAAAAAATGACGACTCATATATACGAGATGCCTATTTTCTAACAGGTGAATATAAAGACCATGACTCTAATGTAATTTATAAACCAACAACTGAAACATATGATATATTCTTTTGGGATAAAGGATATGGATATAAAGAGTTAAAGAGATTACAAGAGAATTACACAATCAATTTGATAGATGGCGAACATAGTTTAGAGGTACACGAGAAGTGTAGAGCAAAAGCAAGAACTGACTTTTACTATCTAATCATGCCAAACACCAGTATATACGATTCATTTAAGTTTGATTATTCATTCGCATTTGGATTGGATAAAGAAAAACAAAAAGTGGTAGTCTGGCAAAAAGAGAATCCAGTAACGAAATTATCACGTGAGTATCATGGCGTTGGATTGTTTCCAAAGAATGCTCCTATGTTTACTGAAAAAGAATATGATATATTTAACTTCAAAAGAAAAGCAGTCTATGAAAAAGACCCTGCGTGTAGTGACTTAGAATTTGAAGTTATAAGAACTAAAGACCTTCACAACTTTGACCATAAGGTTGATAGTGATATGTATTGGCTTGTCCACGAAGATGTTGAAGACTTTAGAACAAGTTTTTATCCAATGAGTTATGACCGTGAGTTCATTCACAATTTTAATGTCAAACTTGCTAGTGGCAAAGTCGTACGTAATGGTGTACGATTAGTACCTACAGTAAATGCTACTAAAGATAAAATGAAAGATGTAGATGTTGTACTCGGTAGAATTCCAGAGATACAAAAGATAAGTGCAAGAACAATTGAAGAAGCAATTCCCAAAGCAACTGGATATAATTTTTGGATGATTAATCCAGACTTGACTGAAACTTCAACTGTTTCTAATTCTTTTTATCCAGACTTATATGAAACTGGTCCGACACATCTTTGGAAGTTTAGTACAAGAGATGGTGAGAAAGATTTAGGATATGGTGGTATAGCATTTAGTAATATAGATTATCATTCAGAGAATATAATATTCCATGATGAATATGCATCACGTGTTCCAGATAAACATAACTTTCCTACATATCATACTCGTGACCCTTATAGTGCATATCAAAAAGCAAAGAAACATATTTTCTATTGGGTAGTTGATACTGTTGTAGAACTATTAGATACTTTTAGTTTTGATTTCTATCCAGATATATTCTCAATTGAAAATGTATTCGCATTTAAATCTGAGGGAGATGCCGGTGCTGGTGTATATCTAGTTCATCGCCCACATCTTGCTAGTTTTAAACCATCTAAAGATGACTTCTCATTTGACAGATTTAAGAATATTATTAGAGTTGATGAGGTAGTATCGAAAGTTACTGGACATCCAGTATTCTATTTTGATGAGGGAATGTATTCATCTAATACTAAGAAATATAAAAAAGATAAGACTGTTGAGGTGCTAACTGGAACACTTGAAGAATGTTATATGAAAGCCGCTAAACTTACAAACACTGGATATTTCTGGGCAATCGATAATGATGTAACAGTTTTGGATGAATTTGATAGACGTTTCTATGTTGATAGACATCACGCATCACACTTCCATGTTTGGCCGAAGGTAAATCCATCTACTGGATATATTCATCAATATGGTGGACTAAAATTAATTCCAGCAGAGGCAATAAAACATCTTAAACCAAATACTGCCAAATTAAGAAAGATGTCTTTTAAGAATAAGAAACCAATTAAGTCAGAAGATATAAGAACAGAAGATATTCCGTATGATGTTGTTATGTTAAGTTATAAAGAACCAGAAGCAGATGCAAACTATGCCAAGTTGTTAGAAAGAGTTCCAAATGCTAAGAGGGTTCACGGAGTCAAGGGTATCTTCAATGCACATCAACGAGCATCTGAAATAGCAGACACAAAGATGTTTTATGTAATTGATGCCGATGCTATTCTACTTGATGAGTTTGAGTTTGATTACTTTCCAACAGTATGGGATGAAGATACAGTTCACGTATGGAAATCTAAAAATCCAATTAACGGATTAGTGTATGGTTTTGGTGGATTGAAACTATTTCCAACACAGTTGGTGCGTGATGCAAAAGAATGGAAAGTTGACTTTACAACATCAATTTCTGATAAGTTTAAAGCAATGCCAGGTACAGCAAACTATACAGCATTCAATACTAATCCATACGACACATGGAAGTCAGCATTCAGAGAATGTACCAAACTATCATCAAGTGTTATTCAAAAGTCTAAGAAAGATGAAACAGATGAACGTTTAGAAACGTGGTGTACAATAAATAATGGTGCGAAGTACGGAGAATATTCAATCAAAGGAGCAAACTCAGGAAGAGATTATGGGACTAAACATGCAGGTGATGAAGATGCATTAAGTAAAATTAATGATTACGACTGGTTGCATAAGAAGTTCGAGGAAGATACTAATGACTAAATCAACAATAAAAGATAAGAGAAGACAGAGAAGAAACAAATCAAAGATAACTTCAAATGATGAGTTATATAGTTCATTAACTGAAGAAGTATTTGTACTTCCAGATGAAACTCCAGAATATGTTGAGCAGATACAAATAAAGACTGTTGAAAGAAAAAGATTTCGACCACTTATTGGTGCTGAATATGATTACAAACAAATGGCAGAAAAGTATTCTGAAAGAAATGTAGCACAGCAATTAGGAAATTATAGACAAGCAATGGAATTTCTTGCCCATGTAACTCTTCCAGCAAATGATGACAATGATAGAATAGTTGATAGACTCAAAGACTTGATTTATAGTTATCCCAATGTAGATATCAGTTCATTTGTTAATAAAGAACATGCAATTGTATATTCGTGGATGATTCAAAACATGGTTAAAGTATTTGGCGAAAAGTATCTAGGAACTGTTTATACTTTAGGTGGTGGAATTGGACTAATAGGAGCCATGTTGCTTGACACTACATTGCGAATAGAGAATATAAGAAACTTAGATATAAATGGAACATGTAAGTTTCTAGCAGACGAAATGATGAAAAAAGAAGTACTAGATGATTGGAAATTCAAAGCATCAACACAAGATATGTTTAATGTTGATTATATAAAAAACAATCTAGAGATTACATTACCAAATGGTTCAACATCTAAGGCATTCAAAGAAATTCCTGGATTAGTTATTAATACTAATGTCAGTTTGTTACAAAATCAAGATGATTGGTATGATATGTTACCAGACACAAGAAAGATTGTTTTAATAGGTGAAGCAGGCCATATAGATATTCATCGCCCATTCAGTAGTTCACAGGCATTCAATAAGGCATTTCCTATGACGTTTGAACAATACACTGGTGTTATAACAATCGGTAAGAAACAATACTTTATGAAGATAGGATTAAAATAATGAAACCACATGAAATAGTAGATAGATTAACAATATTATATGGTAACAAATATCCTATAATGAATAGTCTTGAGCGAGTAGCAAATACCGAAGTATTAAGTGATATATTTGTTTTATCATCGTATCTCTTGGGCAAAGAACATAGAGAAACAGTTAGTGCGTTAAAGAATCTAGTATATGAACGCAAACCAGAAGACAATATATTTGTATTGTTTAAAGTTATTGAGCCTATTGCTAATGATAATGAGGCATTACATGCGTTACGAAATGTAGTTAGTGATTCTAATTTTGTAACTCTACAAACTGAATTACTATTCAAGTTGATTATTAACTTAGATAATAGAGATGAAGAAGTTATAAGTGCTATAAAGAATTTAATATCTAATACCGCAGAACCAGATATGTTTCTGTTGTTCAAAGTGTTACAAGCAATCGATACTGAAAATGAATGGATTGGAACACTAAAGAGTGTGACAATATATAAAACTAATATACTGAAGTTAGCACACAAATTGACTGAAGAAAAATACACTATTCCGTTAAATCTAAAAAATATGATTAAGAATTTTGAAGGTAAAGTACTTACAGATTCATTTAGTAGAGGCCAATTAAGAAGTAAGATATGGGTAAGTGATACAATTAAAGACTTAGACATTGAGTTAGGTGATATGGTTTATGTATGTGCTGGATGGTATGGAGTATTGCCAGCGATATTATTTGAACGAAATAAGATTACTAATATTCGAAGTTTTGATATAGATGCGAGTTGTTCATTACCAGCAGAAACATTGAATAGAAGTTATACACAAAATGATTGGCAGTTCAAAGCAAGTACAATGGATGTAAACAACTTGATATACACTGGTGAGTTTATGTACGAAACATTTAAGTATAATGGCGATAAAGAAATGATAACTGACGGTGCTCCAACATGTGTAATCAATACTAGTTGTGAACACATTGAAAACTTTGATAAATGGTGGGCTGGTATTCCAAAAGGCATGTTAGTTATAATGCAGAACAATGATTTTGATGATGAAGACCATGAACATGCAGAAGACACAGTATCTAGTTTAGAAGAATTCTCTAAGAGATTAAATGTATCTGAAACATTATATGAGGGCACACTAGCACTAGATGAATATAATCGTTATATGGTTATAGGTAGAAAGTAATGAATCTATATAAGTACGAAGATATTAGAGTAGTTCACTTAGAAATCACAGAGAAGTGTCAAGCATCTTGTCCGATGTGTGACCGGAATATTAAAGGTGGCGCCCTTAATCCTAATTTAAGATTGCATGAATTGAAGTTAGCAGATATTCAAAGAATACTACCACCAGAATTTGTCAAGCAACTTGATAAAATTTATCTATGTGGCAATTTTGGTGACCCTATTATAGCAACTGATACATTAGAAGTATTCAAATACTTTAGAGAACAGAAGAAAGAACTTACTCTAGGTATGAATACTAATGCAGGCGCACAAAAGCCAGAATGGTGGAGAGAATTAGCAGGAGTTCTAGGCAACTGGAGTTATGTTAAGTTTGGATTTGATGGATTAGGTGACACAAATCATTTATATCGCCAAGGTGTCAATTGGGATATCGCATGGGAAAATGCAATGGCTTTTATTGATGCTGGTGGTAAAGCACACTGGGATTATTTAATATTCGCACATAATGAACACCAAGTAGAAGAAGCAGAAGCACTATCAAAAGAAAAGGGCTTTACCAAATTCATATCTAAAAAGACTGGTAGATTTTTCTCTACAATTAGAAAGACTGGCAAAGAAGAACATCAAGCAATGAATCGAAAAGGTGAAGAGCAACAACTTCTAAAGAAACCAAAAGAAGTAAAATACCAAAATACTGCTACTAAAGATATTATAAAATTAGAAGAGAAGCATGGTTCTTTAGAAAAATACTTTGACAATGTAAAAATAAAATGCAAAGTGGCCGCAGAAAAGAGTATGTATCTCAGTGCAGAAGGATTAATCTTACCGTGCTGTTGGGTTGCAGGAAGTATGTACAAGTTCTGGCAAAAGCCAGGCGAGAATCAAGTATGGGAACTCTTACAAGAATCTGGTGGTAAAGATGTATTTGATGCAAAAACACATGGCGTAAAAGCAGTACTTAATAATGAATATTTCACTGGTAGACTAGTAGACGCCTGGAGTAAACCTAACACTCATCTAGGAAAACCAATGGTATGTGCCCAGAAATGTGGTGAAGAATTTGATGCCTTTAAGGCACAATTTGACTAAAATTCAACAGATAAATACTGATATAATAATATCAGAAGGTAACAAATGACCAACAAAAACACCGAAGAATGGCGTAAGAGAACTAAAGCACCAACAGATACCTTTTGTTTATTACCTTGGATACACTTAAGTACACGACCAAATGGTCATATGCGAGTGTGCTGTACAGCAAATGCCTCAAGTGTTGGACCAACAAACGATAAAGAACATGGTGGTGAAGTAGGCGTTCTTAAACAATCAGATGGCAAACCAGCCAATCTAAATGTAACTGACTTGATGAGTAGTTGGAATAATGACTACATGAAAAATGTCAGAAAGCAAATGCTCAATGGAGAAAAACCAGCGTCATGTCTGAAGTGTTATGCTGAAGAAGATGCAGGTCATATGTCCAAGCGTTTCTGGGAAACAGAATATTGGGCAAGACGTGTAGACTTAAAAGAAATACTCGAAGAAACTTCCGTAGAGGGAGAAATACCACCAAAGATTCGTTACTTAGATTTACGACTGGGTTCTAAGTGTAATCTGAAATGTATTATGTGTTCACCACATGATAGTTCATTATGGGTTCCTGACTGGATTAAATTACATCCAACGATTGAAAACGAATCCCTTAAAGAAACTATGCAATGGGGCAATAAAGGACAGATTGACGGCGCATCATATAATTGGCATAAAAAGAATGATAAGTTCTGGGAACAATTATACGAGCAAATTCCACATATGAAACAATTATACTTTGCTGGTGGTGAAGCAACAATTATTGAAGAACATTACACATTGCTTGAAGAAGTTGTTAAGGCAGGATACGCATCAGGAATCGAGTTAAGATATAATTCTAATGGAGTAGAAATGCCACAACGTTTATTTGACTTGTGGGATAAGTTTAAACGTGTACGTTTTCATTATAGTGTCGATAGTATTGGTGAAATGAACGATTATATTCGTTATCCAAGTGAATGGGAACACACAGTAAAGCAATTTCATTTACTTGATAATACTGGACCCAATGTAGAAGTAACAGTTGCTTGTGCAGTTCAGGCTTTGAACATATATTACTTACCTGACTTTGTTAAGTGGAAACTAGAACAGAATTTTAAGAAAATTAATATGTGGCCTTTTGGTGCAGGTATGATTAACTATCATTTTGTTTATCATCCGCCTCATCTTAATGTAAAAGTTTTACCTAACTGGTTTAAAGAAATGACACACGCAAAGTTCGATACGTTTATTGCATGGTTGGAAGAAAACTGGGAGTTATGTACACGAGGCTCTGAAGCAAGTTACGAAGAATGGCGACAAGCAAATTATGGTATTAAAAGACTACAAGGTATGTTATCATTCTCAGAGAGTGGAGATTGGAGCAGAGAACGTATGCCAGAATTCATTGAGTATATCAACAAGATGGATGGAATACGAGATACAAATTTCAGAGATGTATTTCCTGAAATGGCACCATTACTAGATTGGACACCAGAAGATGGAGATGACTGGGATGGTGAGTTTGATGACAGACTATTAAGAGAACTAGAAGATGATGGATTTCATGTTAATCAAGCAGAACTATACAGAGATGGAGAATAAATGAGAGTAAAATTAATATCGCACAGCACAGCACCAGCAGATTCAGAATTAGATAACGTACAAGAACTAATTGCCTATTGTGCTAAAGTAAGTAACCCAACTAATCAAATCAATAAAAAAACTAGTGAAAAACTGATTACGTATTTGATTGAACATCAACATTGGAGTCCACTTGAAATGGTTAGTGCATGTTTAGAAATTGAAACAACACGTGACATTGCACACCAAATGGTGCGTCATCGTAGTTTCTCATTTCAGGAGTTCAGTCAACGTTATGCAGAGCCAGGCAAAATGGGTGATGCATTCACTACACGTGAATGTCGCTTACAAGACCACAAGAATAGACAAAATTCTATTGATATTGAACATGACCCAGCAACTCAAGGAGACCCAAAGACTGTAGAATTGATTACAGATTGGCAGAGAAGACAACATGGTATTATTAAAGCCGCAACAGAAGTTTATGAATGGGCAATTGAAAATGGTATTGCTAAAGAACAAGCAAGAGTTGTTTTGCCAGAGGGCTTAACAAAAACAAGATTATATATGAATGGTACAATTCGTAGTTGGGTACATTATATTGAATTACGTGGTGCCAATGGCACACAAAAAGAACATATGGAAATTGCACATGCCTGTGCCAAAGTTATTGCAGATATATTTCCACTTGCAGGAGATTTAATTAATGGCTAAATGTTCAGGAGTTATTCTACTTACAGAGGAAGTTAGTGTTAAAATATATGACGGACCAATAGGAATAATGGTTAGTGGTGGTGTTGATAGTGCTATATTATTATACTATCTAATGAAACACATTAAAGACACTATCCATATCTATACAACTGGAAGTAATTTAAAGTATAGAAGGAATTCAATTATTGCGCCAAGAGTGGTAGAGAAATGCATAGAACTAACAGAAAATAATAACGTAATACATCATATACATTATGATGAGGCCGCAACAGAGAGTTCACCATGTAATGCACCACAAAAAGATATAGACAAACAAGAAATAAATATAGTGTACGATGGAACAACGATGAATCCACCACATGATATTGCGAGTCAATTCACTCCAATATTAGGATTTGATTCATCAAGAAGTGACACTGGTAATAATATTATGTTATATAATGATGATAAGTTCTACATGCCATGGGCTAACACTAATAAAAAAGACATTGCAAGTATGTATAGAAAAGAAAAATTAATAGATAGTTTATTGCCAATAACAAGAAGTTGTGAGTATGACCCAACTTGCGAATATTTTGACAATATAAAAGACCCTGGACTGGAACATTGTGGTGAATGCTGGTGGTGTAAAGAACGAGAATGGGGATTTAATTAAGGATATATTATGAGTAAAGATTTCGATAACGTACCAAAATCAAAAGGAAACACACTTTGTCCAATGCCATGGAACTCAATCAATCTTAGAAATAATGGTGATTTGAGAATATGTTGTAATACGAATTCGTATTCACCTCAACGTGGCATAATGAAGAAAGAGGATGGCACCCCTTATAATGCTGGACGTGATGATTTTAATGTAGCCAGAAATGCTGTGCTATTGAAAGATGTTCGCAAGACTATGATGAAAGGTGAGTGGCATCCAGAATGTGAACGTTGCAGACAAGAAGAAATAAATGGAATCAGGTCAAGACGAGAATATGAAACTGAAGATTGGGGACTTTCTGAAGAACGAATTCACGAAGTCACAGAAGAAGACGGAACACTTGATGTTGAAAAACAGAACATCGACTTCTTTGATATTCGTTATGGTAATTTCTGTAATCTAAAATGTAGAATGTGCGGACCCACAGATTCTCATAAGTGGTATGATGATTTTGTAAAGATAACTGGAAGAACTACCTACAAAGATACCCATGATAGAATTGAATTAGTACAAAATAACAAAGGTAAATGGGCTACTGACCAATATGATTGGTTTAAGAATGCTGACCATTACTGGGAACAGTTTGACAAATATTGTACTACTGCTAAGAAATTATACATCGTTGGTGGTGAACCATTAATCATTGCTGAACACCAAGAGAGTTTAGAGAAACTAGTTGCAAGTGGTAACGCAGGCGAAATACAATTAGAATATAACACAAATCTTACTATGGTTCCAAATAGACTGGTACATTTATGGGAACAGTTTAAACAAATTCGTATCGGTGTTAGTATTGATGGATGTAATAATGTTTTTGATTATCAAAGAACACCAGCAAAGTTCCCGGCAGTATATAAACATATGAAAACGTTAAATGACAATCCAACTATCAACTTGAAAGCATGGTTTGCCTTTACAGTTACACCAATGAATGTATATCATATGCCAGAATTTATGAAATGGAAATTAGAAGAGTCTGGATTAGATAAGTTTAATCCTCATCATAGTCCACGACCAACAATAACACAACATATGTGTCACTCACCAAAATACTATAACATTAAAGTGTTACCAGAAAAGAACAAGCAAGAAGTAGTTGCATTGTATGAAGAATACAAAGACTGGGTAAATGCTAGTGACCATCCAGAGAAAACGAAGAAGCATTTCTGTACTGTTTTAGATTCAACTGTTAGATTTATGTTAAGTGAAGATTACTCTAAAGACTGGCTAAACGAATTTGTTAAGATAACAAAAAAACTTGACGAAGTAAGAGACCAAAACATATTAGATATCGTTCCTCAGTATAAGGACCTATTCGATGCGTGATAAGCCATATTGCAATGCACCATGGATAGGATTAGCATATGAAAGTTCAGTAGGATGTAAGCCATGTTGTGAATATAATGATGCCACTTATGATTCCACATTTAAGGGTAGATATACAGATTATATAAAATCTGATTACTTGAAGAATTTTAAAGAGATGATGTACGAAGATGATATGAGTAAAGGTTGTAAAGTATGTATTGATGGCGAAAAAATAAACAACGACTCAACAAGATTAAGAATGCTAAGACATAAGGTTAATTATAAATCAAACGATAACAAATTAGTCAAGTTTGATTTCAGAGCAGGAAACAAGTGCAATCTAATGTGTAGAATGTGTCATCCTGAGGCTTCATCTATGCGTGAAGAAGAAGAAATTAAATTCAACAATGCAAATCCAATATTCAGAGTAGAAGATATGAGTGATGCATACGACATTGATTTATCTAAATGTGAAGAACTTTCAATATTAGGTGGAGAACCATCTATCGATTTAGAAGTGAGAAGATGGATAGACCATGTTAAAGACTTTGATACTCACGTATTTGTAACAACCAATGGAACAAATGCTTCTGATAAATGGTTTGATTCATTAAAGCAGTTAAAGAAACTGACCATTTGGTTATCAATTGATGCTACTGGAGATGCTAATGACTTTCAACGAAAAGGAAGTGATTGGAAAGAATTAAAAAAGAATATAATAAAGTATAAAAAAGAGTTTGAAAATCAAATAAAAATTCAAATCACAGCATCGTCAATAAATTTCACTATGTTAGATACATGGTGGGAAGAACTTATGGAGTTAGATATACCTCTGACTTCTTCTGCTGTTGTATATCCAATCTCATATAGTCTTAAAGCAATTCCAGACAAATATAAAGATGTCCAAATACAATGGCTAGAGGATTGGATATCAAAAGAATCCAAAATCTTCAGACAAAAGATGGAGGCAAAAGAAGCAATTAAATTGCTTAAAATGAATAGATATGACAAGAAGTATAATGAAAGTTTCAAAAGAGAAGTTAAGAAAATGGACGACTGGAGAAATGAAAATATAAATGACTTAGATTACAGATTTGAGGAGATACTAAATGCGTGATAAACCTTACTGTAATGCTCCATGGTTAGGATTAGCATATGAAGCCACTCAAGGATGTCAGCCTTGTTGTGAGTGGAAAAATGATACATTTTGGGGGACATATGAAGAATATATTAAATCTGATTACTTAAAAAGATTCAAAGAGATGATGTATCGTGACAGAACTGACCCAGGTTGTATAGAATGTATACACAACGAGAAAATTGGTGGACACTCTAGAAGAAAGTATTACGAACAATGGGATAACGATGTTGATTATGAAGCACCTGGTTTAAATAAAATAATACGATTAGACTATAGAGCAGGTAATAAATGCAACATGATGTGTAGAATGTGTGGTCCACAATCTTCATCACTACTTGAAGAAGAAATTGTAGCCGCTGGGGCACAATTTGGAAAACATATCAAAACACATGAGGAAGGCTTTATAAAACACTTAGATACATCAGATGCATATGATTTAGATTTGACTCATTGTGAAGAAATATCTATTCTAGGTGGCGAGCCATCAATTGATTTAAAAATAAGAAAATTTATGAACTATGTTGCTGATACTTATTCAAATATCCCAATTCTTGTAACAACTAATGCAACTAACGCCTCTGACAAATGGATAAAAACTTTAATGAAATTTTGTAGCGGTGCAGGCCTACAGGTTATTCTATCAGTAGATGCATCAGGACCAACACAAGAGTTTCAAAGAAAAAGCAGTATCAAATGGAATACCGTTAAACAAAACATGTTAGTATATAAGAAAATATCAGATGACCCTACAACTAATTGTGGTGTTACTATTCAATGTACTGCTACTGCTATTAATATGGTAACACTAGACAAATGGTGGAATGAACTTATGGATATTGGTATAGAGGTAATTATTAATCAAGTATGGGTGCCAACTGGAATGTCAATTGCTTGTATACCCAATGACTTGAAACAGAAGTCAATAAAATACTTAGAAAACTATATCAAAGAACTACCCAAATCTAGAGATGACTGGGCAACAAGAAGTAAAGTTAATACTGCCGAAAATGGAATAAAAATTTTAAGAGATACTCCTTATACTGAATATGCCCGAAAGGAATTTGTTGCATTGCAAAATAAATATGACAATTATAGAAGTGAAAACGTTAGAGATTTAGATGACCGATTTAAGGTAATGATGATATGAAAGATAACGGTGTAGTATGTATGTTAGCATGGAATCATATGGCAGTTTCTATGAAGAATGTTGCCAGACCTTGCTGTAGATTTACAGTAGGCAATGATGAAGACCATATAGAAGAAGATGCAATGAAGCCATTCGATGATAAGTATAGATGGCTAAGAAAGAACATGTTAGAGGGAAAGAAATCGAAAGAATGTTCTCTATGTTATTCTGAAGGTAATGAGTCAATGCGATGGGCTGCCAATAATGTACATTTTAAATTAGAACAAGCAAAATTAACTGAAGACTTTGACAAGTTACGTTCTATAGAATTGAGTTTAGACAACCTATGTAATCTACAATGTAAGATGTGTGACTCTTTGTTTTCAAGTAAGTTATATTATCGAGATGACTTTCTATTAAATGAAAAAGGAATGCGAGGTAGACAACCTACAACAATACCAAAACAAAGAATTGAATATCTAAAATCATTGAATGTAGATTGGCAACATCTAACAAAGATTAAAGTATTAGGTGGAGAACCATTCTTCTCACCAAACTTTCCAAAGTTGATAGATTGGTTGATTGAAAAATGTAAAGTAGAAGATGTGTTACTAGAAATAATTACAAACACTACAAAGAGATTAGATGATGTAATGATTGAGAAACTAAATCGTTTCAGAAAAATCATATTGACTGGTTCAGTGGATGGATGTAATGATTATAATTCATATCAACGTTGGGGTTCACCAGGTTGGAAAGAATCATTAGACATCTATGAAGAATATCTATCACAATTAAAGAATATAGAAAAGGGACATATACATTCGACATACAGTACATTAAATCTAAATGGATTTGCAGATGATATGGATTACTATGCTAAGAACCATCCAAGTTGGTCTGTGTCTTTTAAGATGGTAGAGTCTGGCGAGTATTGTCCACACTTAGCACCTGATTGGTACGAGCAATGGATATTAGATGAATGGAAAAGCAAAGAACGTTTACCAGCCGCACAAGTAAAAATAGATAGGGCTATTAAAATACTAAAAAAGAATAGAGTACCACAAGAAGAAAAAGAATATGCATGGTATTTATTTTTGAGAAAAACTCATCTATTAGATACAGAATATTATGATTCTAATATAGAAGATTATAATCCTGAGTTAGTACAAGCAATGAAAGAAAAAGATATTCTTTATAAATTATGTACTGAATTAGAGGGATATACTGAAGTAGATAAGATGATGAAAGACCCAGATTTCTCACTTAAATATATACAACAGAGATACGAAGCAGGAGAACTACAATGAAATGTAAATATGCATGGTCACATTTAGATTTAAAGTCTGGTGGATATGCTCCTTGCTTTAGATTCAAACGAAATGATTTAGTAGAATCTGATTTAGATAAACTACCATCACAAGTGATTAACAACAGCGACTTTATTAAAGTTCGACAGCAGTTAAGAAACGATGAATGGCCTGCAGGTTGTATTGATTGTCAGATACAGGAAGAGTCTGGATTATCTTCGTATAGAACTAGGTCACTAGAGAATACTATTCATTCAGAGCCAGATTATGATTCAGATACAATTCATATAAGAGATTTACAACTGAAGATGACACGTGCCTGTAACTATAAATGTAGACATTGTGATACATCATCAAACTCTAGATTTGAACAGACTGGTAAAGATAATCCAACAATAGAATTAAAGTTAAGAAAAGATTTCAATTTTAGTCATATCTCTTTTCCTACAAACAAGATAGAGATTCCAGACGACCGAGTTATGGATGACCTATTTGAAAATGTATTACCTACAGTAGAGAACATTGAGTTTTCTGGTGGTGAACCATTCTATACAAGAGATATGTATAAGACATTACAAAGAATGATTGATGACCCGAGAATTGATACGAAAAAGATATCTCTGGTCTATAATACTAACATGAGTATACTAGAATATAAAGGTTGGACAGTTAAAACATTATGGCCTCATTTCAAAAGAGTAAGTGTTACAGTATCATTAGACGGAACAGGTGACTTATTTAACTACTTTAGAACAGACGGAGACTATCAGACAGTTCTAAATAACATTAAGGAAGTAGCACCACTTGTTCACAATTTCTTATTTGTGTGTACTACAACGGCGTATCATGCATTTTATATGAACCAAATATACAATGATTTCTTGGACATTAAGGCAACTATACCAACAAAAAAAGTAAATATAAGAACAACATTTGTTCATTGGCCACAAGCATTGGATATTGTAAATTTAGAAGAAGAAACGAAAGATGAAATACTAGATGATTTAATTATGAATGATTTCACTGCTGAATTTGCCCAACGATTGAAAGGTAAAAGAACAACTGATAGTAACAAATTTAAAGAACTAGTTCGACTACAGGATGAACTATATAATGTATCATGTGAAACAATGGCACCAAAAGTATGGAATTATATAAATGATTAGAGATATGGAAATAACGATTGAGGTAACGTCTAACTGCCAAGCAAAATGTCCTGGCTGTATTAGACATAAAGTATTTAATCCAAATACAGATTTAGTATCTGCTCCACCTAAGAACTGGAACTTGCCTTTAGAAGTACACAATAAACTTATTGATGACCTTGCTGAGAAATCTAAAGTGAAGTATATGACATACGATGGAAGTTTTGGTGATAGTCCTTTTCATCCAGACTTTTTAGAAATGATAGAATATTCAGCCTCAAAACTAAAAGGTGACGTTGAGCCATTTGGTGACGAGAAGATAGGACAATTAAGTCCTGAGTTTAATGGATTACACGATATGACTATTTCAACAAACGGTTCATATAAGACACCAGCCTTTTGGAAAAAACTTGGTGAAATATTAAACGAACATCTACCAAATAGACATCATGTAATGTTTGACTTAGATGGCATAGATAACAAAACACAGAATATGTACAGAATTTCCACAGACTTTGATAAAATAATAGAAAATGCAGAAGCATTTATTAGTGGTGGTGGTCAGGCTGTATGGAAAATGATTCCTTTTGATTTCAATGACGAACTAGAGGAACAGGCAAAGATACTAGCCGCAAAACATGGATTTCAAAAATTTCAAAGAAACAGAATTCAAAGAGTTGAACAAAAAGCAGTACAGATTGCTTTGAGTGAAAAATTGAATGAACTCGATAAGATGAAAGAAGAAGATGAAGATTTGCTGAACATTAGTGAAGAATTAGTTAATGAAAACTTAAAGAAGGCAAAAGAAGTCATCAAGGATATTCCAATTGACACAAAACTTGATGCACATCAGAACTTAGAGAAAATAAGAGAAACTGCAGGCATTACGTGTATATGGGGAGCCAATAATAGATATCAAATATCTCATGATGGTTCTGTATGGAGATGCTGTTGGATGAATTCAAATTATCAATATAAAACCGAATTTGATGCTGGAGAACGAGAAAACTGGCTCAGATTCACTAAAAAGTACAATGAAGGATGGAACAACTTGCATTCGCATTCATTTCATGATATAATAAGTCATGACTTCTTTACTAAAGATTTAGAAGACAGTTTTTCTAATGAATATGGCGATGAAAATAATCCAAAACTAAAAGTATGCACAACGAGGTGCTCCGATTTGAACATAAAACTAACCAAAAAAGGAATATATTAAAATGATAGTAGAAGACACAGCAATCGTATATAAAAGAGGGAACGATTGTGAAGAAGTACATCCCGAAGAATACAAAATAAAGTTGCCATTCGAATCAAAAGAATGGGGCTTTCACAAAAACATTGGCATTGGAATGTCAGGTGGTATGGATTCATCAATATTGTTATGGCTATTAGCATATCACATTGATAAGAACAATTTAGATGTTACTATCTACATCTGGTCATGTATTCACGAAGAAAAGCCATGGCAACATCATCATGCCAAAAAAGCACTTGCTTTTGTTAAAGAAGAATTTCCAAATGTCAAATTTGGTGAGCATATGATTAGACCTACAACAGCAAAAGACTATATCGATAATGGAACTAGATTATCATGGGATATGGTTAAGAAGTATAACATAACAGCATTATTCAATGGTGTAACTGTTAATCCACCTGAAGAAATTGGTAAGCCAGTTTGGAGAAAGAGATGGCCCAGACGTGCAGAACGTAGAGATTGGACTAATCGTCAATGGTGGATTGATGAAAGAGCAGAATCTAAATGCGACCGCCACACAGAATACTTACCATTTATTCATTCAGACAAAAGAATAGTATTGGCCTTTTATAAAAAATATGGCAAACTTCTTGACCTTGGTTCATTAACTAGGTCTTGTGAAGGTTGGATTGAAGAAACTAATTACTTTACAGAACCATGTAACGGATGTTGGTGGTGTATTGAGAAAGAATGGGCAACAGCAGAGATATACAACTATTCAGCAATAGATTCTCTTAAAGACTGGAAAGAACTGGACATAGAGTGATAGATGATTTGGGCAAAAGAAGGTAATATAGGACGGTTACAGTTAGAAATAACCAACTACTGTAATGCTTTCTGTTCACAATGTGAAAGAAACTATATGATTGAACTTCAGAATGAAACATCTGAAGAACGAAAAGATTTTACATTAGATTATGATATTGAACTAAACAATACTTTTCTATCAATAGCAGATATAAAGAAGACTTTTTTACCAAATAAATGGACACACTTAGATGAAATAGTTTTGTGTGGTAATGTTGATGAACCTGTAATAAATCCAGATGTAATAGAAATTATAAAATATTTTTATTACTTAGATAATAAAGAGAAAAACATTTGGGTTCATGTTAACGGTGGGTCAAGAAATGAAAGTTTCTGGAGTGAATTAGGGAAACTGTCTAAAGAATTGAATAATCGTCTGACCGTTGTTTTTGGAATAGATGGAGATGAAGAAACTAATCATCTCTATAGAAAGAATGTTGATTGGAAAACTTTACAGAAGAACTGGAGAGCATATATCTCTTCAGGTGGTAGGGCAGGTTGGCAATTTATTGTATTCAAATGGAATCAGCATCAGATAGCAGACATTAAAAAGTTATCAGAAGCAGAGAAATTTGAAAGATTTGTAGTTATCAAGTCTTTTAGAAATACTAATCCTGAGAATGAAATAGATGAAATCGTTTTGCCGGCAGGTTATGAAGGAGTAACTGCATGACCAAGACTTTTGAAATAGAACCTAAATGTAAAGCAACGATTGGAAATGGCAAAGGAACATTCCATAAGACAATGGGAAATCTTTACATCACATCAAAGGGATATGTATTACCTTGTTGTTGGTTTGGCATTGCAAGAAGAATGACTGGGTTATGGAATGAATCAGGCATAGATAAGAAGTATCATAATATACATCATTATTCTATGGAAGAGATTATAGAAGGTCCAATCTTTGAATGGATTGAAAATAATATGACAGGCTTAGAAGTTTGTCAAACAAACTGTGCAAAAGAAGAAAGAGATAAACCACTATGAGTGACGAAGAAATACAAGGATTTATTGATTATTTTGGAGAAGAAAATATACCTAATCCTGACCACTATCCTCAAAGAGTGCTTTGGTTAATGAAATGGTATAGATATATTGTTGAACGTAACAGGAGAGCAAATGAAAAAGACGAATGTAAAGACTATACAGGACAATGATACTTTAACATTTACACCACCATCAACGTGTAGTGTTTGTAATAGTGAATATGACGAAGACCGTGGTGGAATGCAAGGATACTTTGGTGTAATACCAGTTACATTTTGTGAATGGTGTTATGGTAGTATCTATGATATGATTTCACAAGATGTAAAAGACCAAGTACGAGAGCAAATGAATGATGAAGACAGAGAAGATATGCGCCACATTTTAAGTGCAGTTGGAATAGATTATAAGAGAATTGAACAGGCATATGAAACGAAACAACGATTCTTTAATGTTACGTTTAATGAGCCATGTGGAATGAGTCGTAAATGAATAAAGAAAAAGATGAATTATATTGGTCACAATATGATTTCACTAAGATACCATATGATGACCTTGTTAGTGTAGGACAACGAACACTATTATATAGAGATTTGTTTTCAGTAAGTTGGTTACTGGGAAGATTCTGTAACTATAAGTGTTCTTATTGTTGGCCGTATGCTAGAAGTGATAGAAAAGACCATAGACCGACTGAACTATGTCTAGCAACAATTGACGAGATTAAAAGACAAGCAAGAGGCAATGGTTTCAATTCATTTCATTTCAGTTTGTCGGGTGGTGAACCAACATTCCATCCTGGATATCTGGACATACTCAATCACATAGCAAATGATGTAGAGAATACAAATTATACATCAGTACATATGACAACTAATATGTCACGTAATATGAAATGGCATCAGACATATTGTGATACTGTTGCTAAGATGCATAGAGCAAGTATTACCGCATCATTTCATACTGAATACGCAGAGAAAGTAATCTTTGCAGACAAGTTATTGTTCTGTATGGAACATGATGTACAAGTAACAATCAATATGGTTTTAGTACCTGACTGGTTTGATAGAGATTGGGATAATGCAATGTACTTTCATAACCGTGGGATAAATGTTACACTAAAACCTCAGAGTGACCCAACTGCTTCGTTTGTTGTGTCTGGATATACTGATAAACAATTAGAAACAATGCGTAATGGCATGCCGCAACGTGACTACACTACAGAATTACAGAAAGAAACTGGCATAAAAGTTACGAGACCAAAACCTAAAGTAGGTATGTGGAAAATGGATATAGATAACGGAGATGACAAGTCTGTTCCACCAATTATGCAAGTAGAATTTCAAGATAGTAAAGGAAAGAAATGGTACATGGACCAAGCAGAACGTTTTAATGCCTTTAACTTTAATAAGTTTAAGGGATGGGAATGTACTAGTGGGTTCAAAGGTATCATTATTAGGGAGCCAGATGGTTCAATAAAACGTTCGTACAGTTGTGCGGATAAGCCACTTGGGTATGTAGAGAGTGGGTTCAAGTTATTTGATGCCCCTAAAGTTTGTATTAGTGACAGTTGTGTCAGTAGTGCAGACAGTAAAATACCAAAACGTAAACCTGGTGCAATGATACCAATTTATCCAGGTGATACATCATTTAATAAGGAGAAATAAAATGTGGAAACCAATAAGTGAGTGGCCAACATTAACAGAACTATTCTTTGGCAAAGGAGTAAGCCCGGCGGGATATACACCATCATATTTGTCAGGTAAAAGTAAGAAAGCACCTGCCAAAAGCAAAGCCATGACAGCGAAAAAGTCAACTGCAAAAAAGAAGGCTATAACTGCTGAAAAGCCATCAGCAATGCTGACTGGAAAAACTGCTGAGAAACCAAAGAAGGTGATAAAAACAAAAAAGAGTTAACGCCAATGACACTAGATGAGATGAAAGAAAAGATTGAGGCACTGGAAGAACTCATAAATACTCTGACCAAACGTATAGAGAAATTGGAGAGTATTGTTGAGTTTCATGAAAAAGTACGAAGGAGATAAACATGGCAGATAATACATTAGATATCCAACAAAGTGTTGGAGATGTTTCGGGCGACTATAGTAAAACGATAGTTGTAGACTCAGGTAATGCTACTGGTTCTTCAACTACAGGAGATGTAGCCGCAACAATAGAATTTATTGAGAAGATTTATAATTATTTACCTGAATTAGCATTTGCAACATTGTATGGACTTGCGGTTTATGCCGCAGTTCTTTGGATTACTAAAAAGATAAGAGGTTAATATGAGAACAAAAATTAGAATGCAATCATCAGAGTCAGCACACTTTTATACACGACATAAGAATCAACGACTACATCCAGAAAAGATGAAGTTGAATATGTATGACCCATTTGTACGTAAGCATGTAGTGTACAATGAGAAAAAGATTAAGAAATGACTATTAAGTTGTTCATTATGATGTACACTCTTTGTGGGTTTGCAGTGGGATTATCAGTGGGTATATTATTAACAATACTAGTATTAAAAGGCAAGTAATGAAAAATTCACCAGAAGATGCAGTTCATTGTTTTTGTCCAAGACAAGTTCGAAAAGTACTAGATGACCTTAAGTTTAAAAACAAAGGAACACAAGTAGAACTAGAGGAATATAGAACTAATTGGATTAACTGGACATCTAGATTTACTGGAGTAGATAAGTTTTCTGACTGGGCAATATGTAATGGAATACACGATGCAATAGTTAATCAAGTTGCTTATAGGTCAAAGACTGTTAATAAGTTTTATTACTTTGAAGATGACTATAGATTCTATGAATCATTGTTATCACCATATACGGCTGAGTGCGTCCACCATGCGGACCTAGACACGATAGAGGAAAATAGTTACATTATCGTTAGTCAACCTAACCACACAGGTAGTATTTCTACTTGGTTTCCCAAACTAAAAAAGCAATGTAAAAAGACAAATAGTAAGATATTTTTAGACTGTGCATTCTATGGAACAAGTTTAGAAACAATGAATGTTGAAGATTCAGTTATAGATTGTACTGCATTTAGTCTTAGTAAAAGTTTTCTATTGGGTGGAATAAGAGCAGGAATATTATTTGGAAACGATTTAGCACCAAGTCTAACTATTCCTATAAGTAAACTAATGAATTATAACTACTACAATATTAACGCAGTGACAGTAGCAAATGCTATCTTACCAAAGTTTGGACCTCTATATATTACTGAACACGGAAAGAAACTACAAGAAGAATATGTAAAGAATCATCCGGAATACACCGCACTAGAAATATGGATGTGGGTACTCGATGAAAAAGGCAATAAGATTTGTATAACAGATGAATTAGAAAGTGATATCCAATCATTGTTAAACCAGAAAGAAGATAACTATTATGATGATGATGACCCTTTTCAAGGTCATAATGAGGAAGATTTACCAGGATGAGATTAAATGGAATTAATTAATTATTCAATAGAAATGCTAATATTCCTATTTGCTATTGGAGGTTTAGCAGGATTTTTAAATACATTAGGCGGATGTGGAGGATTATTAACTATTCCAGCATTATTAATGAGCGGTATCTCACCAATATTTGCCCTTGGCACTCACAAACTACAAACAACTGTTGGTGTTGGTTCTGCAACATTATTATTACTTAAAAAGAAGAAGTTTGACTGGAGAGAAATTCGACCCATTGTAATTACAGCATTTCTTGGTGCCCTGGTCGGGGCGTTTATAGTACAATATATTGATACTGATACTTTATCTATCATTGTTCCAATTGTACTTGTTATTACTGGTGTTTATTTCTTAGTCGCACCCAAATTGCGAAAATTTAAGACATCACGTGTATTAAGTTATCGTGATGTAGTTGTGCCTGCCATTGGATTTTATGACGGTATGTTCGGTCCTGGTACTGGGTCCTTTTTTGTAATGGCAACTACCGTTTACAAACGACTCGGCTTAATAACAGCAAGTATCATAGCAAAACCATTAAATTTCTCAACTAATATCGCATCCGTAATTGTATTCGTATCGTATGGACATATCGTTTGGGAACTCGCATTACTTATGATGATTAGTCAAATAATTGGGTCAATATTAGGCGCCCATTATCTCATCAAAGCAAATCCTGCCGTCATTAGAGTACTGATTGTTGTTGTATCATTTGCAATGATGATAAAATACTTTTATGACATGGGAATAATTTAAAGGATAAAACAAATGAACGTAACTAAAATAGACATAGACATTGATTACGATAGACTTCGAAAGGAGATGTATGATTTGAACGTTGACCAGTTTCTTATTGAGAACAATGGTCAAATGTCAATACAAACCATTTCTGGCACTCCTGTAGAAGACCAACCAAATTCAGGTACACTTAGTCTTCATTATGATTGGGACAACCATGATTCTACTGACCCAAATTCAAAGCCAAAGATGCGAGATGTTATTTTAGATGAGATAGATTTTACAGAGGTTTGTGATTTTCTAAAGGGAACATATACAGAAGAAGTTATTAATATCTTTAATGAAAAATATGGAGCAGTTCGTGGTAGATATATGATGATGAACTGGAAAACATGTCTAACATATCACAACGATAAAACATCCAGAATTCATTTACCATTAGTAGCAAATGAAAATTGTTTTATGATTATAGATGAGAAGGTAGAAAAGTTACACGAAGGAGTTACGTATCACGTTGACACCACCAAAAAGCATACTGCCATAAATGCAGGAAGACATTTGAGATTCCATATAGTGTTTTGCCTACCGCCTAAAGACGGTAGGACTAAAAATCAATTAGAACTTGATTTAGAATAAGTGGTCTTCAGTTATATATTGTGTAAGTCCTGCTGGACCTTCGCCTGCATCTGCATTGGCGAATACAGCATCTTTTTCGGCTTGGTCAGCATAAGCAACTGTAATGATTACACGTTTGCCATCTGAACTCATTTCAGCCATCTGTTTAGTGGAGTCAGTAACATCAAAACCAGCATCAGTAAAACATTTTAGTTCTTTCGCTCTCCACTCATCAAGTCCATGTGCAGTGAAGAATGCATCAACTGATTCGTAAGTCTGTTCATCATCCAATCCTTGCAGGATAGTAGTTTCTTTTATCATAATTTAGTACTCCGGTGTTAAAAGGTTATAGTAATTACTATACTTATTTATCTAATTTAGAATGGTATATCGTCATCCCATTCAATTTCCTCGTTTTCTTCACCTGCTCTTAAATAGGTTTCAAACGTTATATCAGGAATATGTTGGGTGCCTTGACTATACAATTGATTGAGTATAACAAAATCGTCAATGTACTTTTCTATATCAACTTTAGTATCTGAGGGATATTGGTCGTGTACTCTAGTCAAAAATATAGCATCGCAATACTCATAGGCTTCATCAAATAAAGTCTTTCCACCAATAACAAATATATCTCTGTCAGGATGACCAAAGTCTAAAGACTTAAGAATAATCTCAACTGAGTCTTCACTTGGATTACAAACTCCAAAACAACCAGGAAAATCATCTTTCTTATGTGATGAAGTTATTACGTAATTGTATCTGGATGTTAATGGTGCGTGTACACCAAGACTTTTCCAAGTATTGGAACCCATAACTACTACATTCATTTCAGTGAGTTGTTTAAACCAGTGTAAGTCTTCTTTGAGTTTTGGCCAGGGAAGGCCGTTTTTGAATCCGATACTGCCCAATTCATCGGCAGCCAGTATCATGTTAATCATTGCCGGTCAATATGTCCTTGTTCTCATCTTCTATTTCTCCATTGACAGTTCCGGTATCTGTATTATTACTTTTAAAATGGGCGCCTAGAATTGTTTTTACATTTTTAGAAACATCAGATTTAATCTTTGTAACATTTATCTTTACTTGAACATCAGCAATCTTATCAAATCTGTGTACGAGTCTTTCCCAATTTAAATCATCAGCAAGTGGCAGTGGATGTAATAATTCATCACCTGACATTTCAATCATTTGACCACTTGCTAATGTTACTAGTATTTTTTCTACGTATTCTGTTGGAATACTCATTGGAAATATTTCATCCATTAACTTATCAAAGTCTGGGTCATTCATCATTTCAGATTCCTCTTAAAAGTTAATATACTAGCAGGCTTATTCCGTTGGGACGGCGTCTGCTGGAGCGGCGGCTTCTGCTCTCGCCTTCATGGCTTTAGCAGTTGTACCTGCAGGTCTGCCTCTGCCACGTTTCGCTGGTTTTTCTGCCTTCTCAGCAAGAGATGGGTCATACTTAACCGCTTCTGCACGTTTTCTTTCAGCCTCTTGTTCTAACATTACTGCCTGAACTAGTAAGTTTTGAGCAATCTTTTTATTATCATCACCCAAACTTCTATCGACCTGGTCAGCAACGGCTTCTTGAACAGTTTGGCTTGTTGCTTCAGGTGTTCTAGTTGCTTTACCACCAGTAATTTCATCCATCTGCGTTAGTAAATCAGGCAAAGGTAATGAAGTGTTGGTGTTAGGTGTCATAATAATTGCATCGACTGGTATTTTAACTAGCAGACCTTCTTTATGTAAAGTCTCTAGCATATTGTTACCGTTCCAAAATACTTTGCGAGAAAGAACCTCATATAACTCTTTTGCGGCTTGTCCTTCCTTAGACTCAACTGCCTTCATGAAATCTTCATGATACTTATCTGGCAATGAATCACTGTATACTGCTAAAGCATTCTCTTTGTCGTCAGGTAGGCGCAAAAATACTACACTCAAACGAGTGTTAGTGCCTTTGTGTGTTCCTACGTGTTTAATAAAGGCAGCCATTATTCTGCTCCCTCTTTCTTATCGTCAGGTTTAACATCTGCGTTTTTACCTTCTGCCGCTTCGGCTGCCGCTTTTTGCGCCGCTTGGACATGGTCTACAAATTCCTTGACTTTATTTGCAACAGCACCTACAGACGAAAGTTCATTCGCTTGAAAGGCACCACGCTTTGACGCCAGGTCAATAATATTGTAGATATTAACCAGGTCATTTACTGTTACACTAGGAGCAGTTTGCTCTGGTGCCGCTGTTTTTTGTTTGTCTGCCATAAAATTTCTCCTTTGACATTTGTTAAATTTATATTATATAATATGAATTTTTACAATTCACTAGTCTATTCTACTTGGTTTACTATTGAAAGTCAAGCATTTTTTACTAATTTATGCTCTTTTTTTCTTTGAATTAGTGTTAATATACTTCAACCAAATCTCATGGTCGATGTGTTTACCATTGACTCCATTGACTAATTGTAGGAAATCTGGCTTTCTAGGTTCTTTATAGGGTTTGATGTGAGTATAACTTCCCTTATTATTGTTACACTTTTTACAGGCAGAAACGACATTTGTCCATTCTGTTTTACCACCTTTTGATTTTGGGATAACATGGTCTATGGTTAATTCTTTATAACTACACATCTGTTTACAATACTGACAAATATAATTATCTCTTAGATAAACATTACTTCTACTAAATGATGTGTTTGTTCTTCGTTTGACATATTCTCGAACCATCATAACACTAGGAACTGTCATTGTTATGTTAGGACTATGAACCTGCCAATCCTCGTGCCATTCCAGGACGTTAATTCTATCAAGCCATACGAGTTTAATGCTCTCTTGCCAGGTGAGTGTTGAAAGTGGTGCGGCACTTAAAGGATTGCCGTCTGCGTTCAAAAGGAGGGTATCTCTCATAGGTCATATCAATATTAATAGTAAATATTTATCAAAAACCCCTCCGAAGAGGGGTTTGAGAACTATGACCTAGTTTTAATTTATTTGAGTTTTGCTAGTTCGAAATCAATTTCATACGTTTCTGATACATCAATATCATTAAGTGTATTATGAAATCTATATCCTCGTGACTTGAGAATTTCTTTACATAAAGTCCATTCATTTACTTTATATCCTACACAAATTGAATAATCTATCGGTGTATCAATGTTTTTATATGTTAAACCACTTACTCCCCACCATATGCCTTCTTCGTCATAACCTGATTGATAGAGGTCAAACTCTGAACCATATTTAGATGGCGTATCGGCAAATGCTGAACTTGTTATAAATGCAAGTGTAATTGCGATTGCTAATATCCAATTTTTATTTTTATCACTCATATTATGCTTGGCTGTAATAGGCGTGTTCACCGAAAGGTGGAACAATTTGGTCAGTACCGTGAATAACAAATAAACTATCACAATAACTTTCATCACCCCAGGAATCCCAAGGCATACCATCTGTAAACATAATAAACTTATCAGGAGTAATATCGTTTTCCTTCATAAAGTTATAGTTACATTCAAAATCAGTACCACCACCGCCGACAATCTCGTAGTTCTTAAGTTCGTCAGCATTATATGGGTCAAATTCTTTATAACCTTCTTTGTTTACTTGTGTATCAAATGTCCAAATTCTAATCTTAAAATCTTGAAACTGTTGCATAATTCCGTGAACTTCACCAAGAAATTCTTCAATCATTGAAGATGAAATAGAACCTGAAACATCAAGACCAATTGCAACATCAATCTTATCTTCATTCTTTTGACCTGGAAGATAAATTCCCATTGACTTTGATTTACGAGATTGTCTCATAAATGTGAAATCACTTTTTACTAAACTCTGAATAGAGATATTAAGAAGTTCTCTCCAATCCATTTTAGGATTAGTCATACCACTTATAATTCTTTTGATATCGCCAGGAAGAGTTCCTGCATCGGTTGATTGAGCCGCTTGTAATACTGCTTGTTTCATCTGGTCTTTAATCGCTTGGGCTTCTTGAGGTGAAACTTTAATAGGTGCTTTTCTTCCAGTTGGGTCATTACCCTCACCTTCTTTACCTTTTTCATCACCATCACCAAACATATGAACGTCTAATGTTTGTTTATCCTCAGCCTCACCAGATTCTTTAAGATGTTCGTAAATTTCTTCTGTATAACTTCTGTAATATTTTCTATCGTGTAATGCTTGTTTCGGCATAGTACCGACACCGGACTCAACTAATGCTTGGTTAACTTTATAGTCAGCCGCAATATTCCAAAGTTTCATATCTCGGTCTTCTTCTTTTTTGTCCATTAATCTACCGAACTCACCACAATGTTCATAAACACAATGCATAACTTCGTGACCAACAACAAAATCAATTTCTTCAGGAGTTAAAGTTCTAAAGAAATCTGAATTATAATAAAAATGTCTACCGTCAGTTGCGGCAGTTGGACACCATTCTGCCTCGACCATTTTAAGTCTAGTAGCAAGTGTACCAAAAAATGGATGTCTAATAAGAAGTCTAACTCGACTACTTACAATCATCTCTTTAACTTCTTCATCAGTATAATCGAATACTACTGGAGCAGGAAGAGTATTATCTATCTCAACACCGTTAGCAGACAAAACATCGTCTAATGCTTTGTCTAATTCTTTTTCATTCGTAACAGTTGTCATATTTTTCCTTACTTATAATATATTGCAAAACTAGTTGCATGTTCAAGAACCGTATTAAACGGAGACCTTGTGAATGTTTTAGTTGAAGGTCCTCTGTATCTGTATAAAAATTCACCTGGAAAAATTGCTTTAATCTTATCAAGCATTTCCATAGGAAGACCTTTTGCTAGACTTGTTTCAGAAGAAGGACTTGCAAATTCTTTTAACTTTTCTAGCATAATTTCTTTAGGAGTACCGAATGCCTCTGCAGGAGTAATTCCCAGACAGTTATCAAAACAAGCAGGACAACGGTCTCCGTCTTCCCACATAATCTCGCCACAACATTCGCTGACTAAACCCTCTGTATTGTTTAAGATATAATCTGTACTCATTTTTTAACCTCTTTTATCATTAAATATACTACTATTATAGCATAAAACCGCATTTTGTCAAATTTTAAGCAAATTTAACATAATTTACCCTGGTTTCGTTGACACTATCGTCTTTCCAAGCGGTTCCTTTAGATTTTATCTTACAAGAAACCTTAACATTCTTTTTACTGTTTGCTATATCTTCATTTGCAGTGAAAAAAGATAATCTATGATTATCACTTGTGATAGCATTAACCATATAACCTGACCCACCAAATTGAGTTTCTGCTAGATATTTTGATGATAGTATCTCAATTTCAGTAGTAATTTTTTCACCTATCTTACCTAAGTGACCAGATTGTGTACTTCTATCTTTAAGTTCATCACTTTTTGTATGGGTTGCATAATAAGTAGGAATATATGCGGCAATTCCCAATGTGTGACTACTCAATGAATTATCATCAGCCAGAAATTTAGCAATTCCATGTTCAAAATCAGTTAAATTATCAGCAAGAATTTTAAATGCAAACTTATCCTCAAGATATGCCATTATCTCTTTTGCTTCCTGATATGTTTTATTTGTAATCAAATGACGATAATTGGTCAGAATTCCTATCAAAATATCTTTATTACTGAAAGCAGTCTTCATAAACTCGCCCTCAACTATATCAAATGCACCAGAAGATTTCACATACTTATCATTGAATTTATCTGCAATTATCGATGCACTTAATACCTCAGTTTTAGTAAAAACGTGAGGAGAATCCTTGTCCTGCATATCTTTGAGTGTTTTTTCAGAACCAGTAAAATTATACTTACTAAAGTATAAGACTACTTTTGAGTCCTCAAAGTCTATATAAGTGTGTTTTTTTGATTTATCTATCATATCCATTACTTTTATTGAATTATGATATAATTATAACACAAATGTTAATCCTGTCAAGTTTTAGACAGTAAAATACTTGCATTTGCACCACCAAATCCGAAACTATTACATAGAACTGAATCTACCATATAGTTCTTGGTGGTTGGAGTATACTTTATGTTGTAGCCATCTTCTAAGTAATCTATATTTAATGACGGAGTTATTGCACCATGTTTCAATGATAGTACACTTAAAGCCAACTCCATAGCCCCGGCCGCCCCCATGAGATGCCCTATTTGCGACTTATTTGCAGTTACCCATACATCTTGTAGTCCAAGCCGATTAAGTGCGTCTATTTCAATATAATCGCCCATAGGAGTAGATGTGGCATGAGCATTAATTAAGTCTGGAATACGTCCATTTAACGTATCTTTCATGCATTTCTCTATCATAATCCCCTCAGGATGAGGTGCCACGACTTGATAAGCATCATTGTTCATGGAGTAACCAGATATCTCTGCCAATGTCTCTGATGTCTTCTCATTAGATAATAAGAACATTGCTCCACCCTCACTAAGTACCAATCCATCACGTTTTGTGTCCCAAGGTCGAGATGCCTTTTCTGGAGTATTATTGAATTTTGTAGATAATGCCCTAAGTTTTCCGAACTGTTTATAGGAATCTGGTGATACGGAATCATCAAATGCACCAGCAATTATATTATCTGCTTGTCCAGTTTCTATTAACATACATCCAATAATAACACTATACATTCCTGTAGAACAGGCACTAGAAGTCATAGTACTAGGACCAGTAAATCCATATTGAATGTTAATATTATTAGATATCATGTTTGGTGTAAAAGTGAAAGTGTTACCTGCATCTTTTTCATTAGCCCTTAAAGTCTCAAGGTGCATACTTAATGCTGATGAAACCATTACACCAGTTCTTTCTTTGTTTAACTCTTTACCATCTAATAGTTCCTGTGCTGATGCTAATGCCCATTGCATATACTCTGGCATCTTCTCACGGTCTCTTTCAGATATACTAGAATAATCTTCGGCATTAAATTTCACTTCACCTGCAACTTTAGACCTAGTATATTTGTCCCATGGAAACTTTCTTAGTTCACTATAACATACTTTATTATCTGTTATGCCTTTCCATGTTTGGTCTAAATTACCAAAGGGAGTTAATCCACTGATTGCGTTAATATATACTGTCATTTCTTAAATTTAATCTTTTTACCTGTTGCAAAATCTCTAACATTTACTCTCCAAATATCTTGTTTTGTATTGTAAACATCAGCATCTTTCTGAATTAATGTCATATTATCAGATTTAGTATTTGGTCTGCGTCTACGTCCGTGATTATGAACCTTATGCATCGTCCCACCATAATCGATATTATCTGGCGAATTAGTAGTTGCGATAATTTCAGTTGCTCCTTTTGTTAAACACCAATCAACTTGTGCTGGCATAATTGCTCTAAAGCAAAAGTTGTGTTGCATTTTTCTAAGGGATATCTTCTCACTTGCCATCCCACGATATGCTTTCAATGTAGCCATTCGATACATTATTCTATAACAATCTTTATGAAAATGTGGATAATAATGCGACCCACTTATGCTAATAATTTTATCACCATGATATACCATGTGCCATTGTTCTAAGTCACCCCATTTACCAAACTTCATTTCTTGTAAACTGGAGTTATTTTCAATACCTTCTGCCGCACAGGCTTCACAAAATGCCTGAACATCACCCAGTATGCTAGGAGTATATTCAACTAACTTGAATTCTAAATTGTCAGCACCTATCCAGGTTTCTAAAACGTTCATTAATTTCCAGGTGAGGTAATTGTTCCGCTGGAGGATGACTTTACCTTTCCCTTAGTTTTAACAATCTTTGAATATTTTTTAAGATTCTCCTGAAGGACTTCATCATGTGTCTTGTTGCTAAAGAGTACCTTCTTATGCCACTCATAGGCATTTGGTGCATTCACACCATTTCGTTTGCTTGATGTTCGAAGCCAAGAGAATTTTTCATTTGCTTGTTCCATTAGATGTGGTTTTGTGTTTAGTTTAATATCATCATCGAACTTATTCATAGCAACCGCCATCATCGCCCACATAAAATCTGGAACTCCTGATTCAGCATTGTTGGCAGGTATCCTATATTCTCTCCAACATGCTTCTTTATGTTTTTCGTCAATACCCATTTGTTTCATTTTCTTCCAGAATGGAGTATCTTCTCTTTCAGTTAATGTATAATGAAATAAAATAAATCGTTTAATTGTTTCAACTAACCAATCTATGTTCCTGTTGTATGCGTGGAGTGAACCTCTACCAATAACTTCGTCTTTTTCCTCTGCACGAGAAATTAAATTACTACATAATTGAAATCCTGCTTGAGCAATGCCAAGAATGTTTGCTTCCATCGGTTCAATCATAGAACCACACATGCCAATTGATACAAGATTTTTATTCCATTGAGTTTTATACTTTCCTGCATCCCAGGACATATGTTGTGGTTCTTGGATAAATTCGTAACCTTCCCAATACTTTTTATATTTCTTCATTGCATCTTCTTTAGATATCTCGCTACTATCATATACGTATCCAGAGCCCATTCGATTATACAATGGTATAACAAATAACCATCCCTCATCCATTGCATTACTCATAGTGTATGGACGAAATTCTTTTTTTACATCCTTGTATTTTATTGGTGCAACAACTAAACTTGTAGTTGTTATTTCTGGCATCGGTATCCATTCTACATTCATTGTTTTTGTTAGTACTCGGGCGAAACCAGTACAATCAAGGAATAAATCAGCCTCAAACTCTTCACCTTCTTCGGTAACAACTGAGGTAATATAACCATCATCGTCTTTCTTAATATCATTGATATGACCATGTATGTGATTAACACCGTGAGGAATTGCAACCTTTTCTCTGATTATTTCTGGAAATCTATTTGCATCAACATGATATGTAACACCTTGCCAAGTGCCAACTAATAAATTATCATCCCAATCATACGGCGCCTTATTATAATCCATAAGATATGTTCCTTCTTGCATATCTTGTGCCATTTCCCACTGGTTCTTACGACCGTCACGTAATAACTGTAACCAATAATCGTTCCATTTATCATCAACGCCAGGTTGCCCTTTAGAATTTCTAAATAGGTCTTCCTTTTCTAATGGATGATATAGACCTGATGTAATTTTCTTTTCAGGTAGTGCATAAGAGAAACCATAATATTGTTCGTCCCATCGTGAACACCAAAAATGATTAGTTGCATGGTCACGTTTGCCTTCGATGTTCCAACCAACAAATTTATTACCTAGTTTGTAAATAGAATTTGTGTGGGTCATCCAATCTCTTTCTTCTAATCCAATCTCTTTCATCATTGTACCCAGTTGAGGCAACGTACTTTCGCCTACTCCTATAATTCCAACTTTATCACTTTCAATAAGGGTTACTTTGATATTAGGATGTTTCACTGCCATCCAAGCCGCTGAGAACCAGCCACCTACACCGCCACCAACTACGACAATACTTTTAACTTTAGATTTCATTTAATCCTCCTTCTCACAAAATGTCTTCTTTACTGTGTGTCTTTTAATTTTACCCATTGCATTTCGTGGCAAATCTTCTGTCACAATAATGATATCTTTAGGCAATTCGTAGTGCATTAACTTTGTCTTTATTTGTTCTGTTATGTAGTATTTATTCATTCTTTTATCAGTACTTCGTATGACGGCTACTAATTCATTCTCTCCAAGACCTCGTTCTCTATATGTAACACATACTTCATCTACTCCATCACAAGCAAGGATGGCGTTCTCTACTGCTACCGGTGACACATTGAAACTATTTACGTTAATCAAATCTTTCTCTCGTGTCTTAAATACTAACTCGTTATGTTCTCTCTCAAATACATCACCAGTACACCAATATCCTTCGGCATCAATAACGGTTGCTTCACTATTCAAGTATCGTTTTGTTACTGTTGGTCCTTTCAACCACAATACACCAAATCTATCTAATTTATGCTCATAAAATTGTGATACTGACAGTTGCAATTTGTGTTTAGTATCGGGTTCAATAAGATATGTAAGTGCAGGTACGTGTGTTTCTGTACATCCATAAAGATGTCTAACAAGTGGAACTCCCTTATCAAACAATAAGTCAATTACTTCATTAGTAATTGCGGTACTGCCAATACTCAACTGTCGATAATGTGACATACTATAATCTTTCCATTTACGAACTTTTTGTAAAGCAAGTATCATTGCTGGTACCATTGTGCCGATAGTAGGCTTCCATTTGTTACATAATTCTATATATCGTCTTGGTTCGAACTTTTCAATAATTACAGTAGCACCTTTAAGTAATCCTGGGAGTGCATATAAGTATAGTCCTGCAATCGTTGATGGAGGAAGTTGTGATAATATTACATCATCAGATGATAAATCGTGTATTGAAATACTATTTAAACATCCAAACATACAGGCGGCGGCGGAGTGAGTAACCGCAGATGGAGTACCACTTGTGCCACTTGTGAATAATACCGTATAGATAGAGTTCTCGTTTTTAGAATACACTAGACCTTTATTGTGGGGTTTTAGTTCTAATGCATCTTTCTCATTCATTATAACATGGTCTGGTTTACAGGCTTCGACAATATCAAATAAGTAATCTTCTGGTAGATTAGGATGAGTTGGAATGAATGTTATACCTAAGATATCACAAGCAAGTACCATTCTCACATAGTGATATTCTTTTTCACTTGCAAACAGAACTTTTTCACCAGGTTTTATAGCAGTTGATAAAATGGCAGACAGTTTTTCTACACTTTTTATAAGTTCAGAATAGGTATATTGCTTATCCTTGCAGACAAGAGCCGTCTTTGACCCGTGGTCCCGAGCCATCTGCTTTATGGTATCAAATATCATAGTATCATTGTACCATAAAAAAAGAGGGAAGTCAATAGACATCCCTCTTTTCGAGTGGTTATTACTATGTATTATTGAGATTTATGCATTATGGGCCTCAATAATAAGTTTCCCATGCTTTTTGAAGAACTTCTCAATACAAGGTACTTTTCTAGGTTCTAGAGGTAACTTGTAAACTTTAAGAGCAGTTCTTCCACCCAATACTGTCATTTCAGTATCGAAGTTTTCCATCATAAAATTGAAGAAGTTGTCAGCCATTTTGTACAACTCGTCCATTTTCTTTTTACCGTTTCTGTCAACAAAGTCTTTCAACTCATAACATAATGAAGTTGTTAATGAAAACATTGCTGAAATTTCTTTAGCCTCGACAGAAAGTGTTTTAACTTTACCATTCAGAATATCAGCAGGAACAGGTAACTTCCCAGAAATGGCTCTGTGAGCCATGAACTTGGTAGCAACTCCGTCACCAACTGTACCAGCAATTAGGTCGTGTAACCTGCTATCACTGATTTCTTCGCCTTCTTTTGGTAACATTTCTGAAACAAAAGTCCAACTTCTTGGAGTAGCAAAGGCTCTTGAAGCCGTTCTAGGGTCAAAGTTAAATAAGTCCATCTTGTTAGATGTTAAGAAACCTACAACATCAGAATGAATTTTATTCTCTAATGCCCAAGTCTGCCAATCTTCAAAGTCAACACCCATTTCTAAGTGAACAAATCTGTTAGCAAGTGGTGAAGGCATTCTATAAGCAACACCTCTATCACTCTCTCTGTTTCCAGCCGCAACGATTAAAACGTTGTCTGGTAAAACATACGAACCTAATCGTCTGTTTAGAATTAACTGATAAGCCGCCGCTTGGACTGATTGCGGTGCTTGGTTCATTTCGTCAAGAAATAAGATAACGGACTCATATTGGTCTGCTAATTCTTGACTAGGTAAATCCGAAGGGGTAGCCCATTCCATTGTACCATTTTTTTCGTTGAAATAAGGAATACCTCTTAAGTCAGTTGGTTCCATCAGAGCAAGTCTAAGGTCAATCATAAAACCTGACCTTTCTTGTGTGATACTATCTACAATTTCTGATTTACCAACACCAGGAGGACCCCAAATAAATACAGGTCGTTTTCTGTTAAATGCATAGTTAAGTTCAGCCCTAACATCACTAGGTCTGACAACTCTTACATCTAAATCGTTTGTTGATACTTTAGTATTCATAATAACCTCTCTTTTTATTGAATATACAAGTATTATAGCATATATTCGATATCTGTCAAGTTTTTGGGTTAAAAAATGTCTTATTTTCGGTCCAGAGGTCTATATCACCGTCAATCATCAGCAATTCTGCGGCTGGAACCTCTTCAAATAAGACTAATTTAGACTTTCTTAGATAATAGGGAGTTTTTAGATACTTATCAAGTGCAAGTATTTGATTACCTGTACCTATAGCAATTTCTGATTTTATCTCTATATTATATATTTTGAAATGTTTTTTGAGAATATTTCGACCCAGTGCTGAAACTCTGAATTGATTGGGTAGAGTACTTATGAATATATCACTTAGAGTGATTTCTTTTCTGCCTGCTATTTTTCCAGTTGTATTTTCGTTAATATAAGTTATTAACTCAATCTTGTTCACTTTACAACTCTAATTTTTCACCCTTTGTTAGCACAAATACTTCAAAATCGTCACATCTAAACAACTTATTTAAACGTTGTGCTAGGTTGATTGCATGTCCAGGGTTACTGAATGATACTTTTTTGTATTTTGGACCAGGAAAATTAACCAATGAGTTAAGGCTACGAAGATTAATCGCTACTCCTTTGTAAAAAACGGAATATACTGCTGTTGCTTTAAGTACTTGTTCACTACGATATGTTTGATTATCGGTGTGTTCCAAGATTATTGTAGGTTTTGGTCTAGCCATAAGAGTATCCTTATTATTGGTTCTACTCTTATTTATCTAATTATTAGAATAATAGACGTATATAATGGTTATTCCTCATTGAAGCCACCACCATCCAAAGTGGTTTCAACGTTAGTATTACGTTTCTTTAGTTCTAATAACAGTAAAGCAATGTCATTTTGTATATCAATTGCTTCTTTCATAGGAAGTGTTACCTTGTGGTCACCTCTAAGATTTGCTCGTTTGATTGCCACTAGAAAATCTTTTAAACTTTTATAATCCATCTCGTTTGTTCGCTAGTAATGTTTCTGATTGCATTTCTGATTTAGTTCTATAAGGTCCTATGAAATCGCAATCTTTTAATGTATCAAGTTTGCCACCATAAAACCATCTCCAGTCACTTGGAAATCTTACTCCATAATATCCAGCAACATATCTTACTTTACTTGTTTCAGTTTTAGTATAGGTTGGAATTTGTTTTCCTTTTAACTCTATTGTTTCTACATTATGTACTATATGTTTAGATGCATAACCATCAATTTCAGTCATAGAAGTATTCCATCCACCACGAGGTCCAACTTTGTTTTCTTCAACAACTACAGGACTTTCTTTTGATTCTAATATCTTCTCACCAAAACATTGTATGAGTTCTGAATATGTAACGTGTTCGTTATTAATACCCTTAGATATATCTGTATTCGTTACATTGACTACAAAATCATCTGATGAACAAAAACGTAATGTTCCTATTTTAATACCTGAATTTTCTAAAATCCAAAACTTATCTTTTACTATTTCTTTCGTGTATATCATATTTTTTAAGTATCTTCCATGTTTCTTTCCAATTCTTTACATGATGAACCTCAGTACGGTCATAGGGACCATATTCAATTACTTGTGCAATTCCATAATCATTGCCACCAGGTTGTATATTGTCACCGAAGAATATCAGTTCATCTTGGAATGTGAAATCTTTTAATATTTGTGCCTTATCCGTTCCTATCTTTATAATATCTAATCCAGTTTCACCTGCTATTTGCGACACAATACCAAATTTCTTAGAAAACAGTTTATTGAATTTGTTAGAAATTAACTCTCGTTCATTAGTTGATGTGTCATACTTAACATACTTTTTTCTTTCAGTCTTCGAGGCATTTCTGCCAACAATACTAAAGTTCAATAATCCTGGTCTAGAATCAAAATGAAATCCAGTTTTAATATCAAAATCACTATTACGTAATTTTCTTTCTAAGAACTTTTGTGGTTTGTCTTCTAATTTGAAATCTTTAGTATTGAATACACAAACACCCTTTTTGTGTTTTGTGTTTCCTGAACAATTATATACACAGTTTACTTTTTTAAATAGTTCTTCACCAATTTGTTCTTCTGTTTTAGTTCTATCGCTTCCTGTAACTAGGTACACTGGATGCCATTTAACAAACTCCAAAAACCACTTTAGAAAATCCTTATTGATTTCATCTCTACTTGGAGTAAGTGTACCATCTACATCGAATATGTAACAATTCATTTATTTAATTCCAAAACAGTATAATCATTCCATAAACGAATGTTATAACTGCAAATACTAATAACGATTCAAGTAATGAAGTCGTCTTTCTCTTTCTCATTGAACAGGATACGGTTGATTAAGAATTGATGCAAGTTCATCAGGTGACTTAGCAAGATTTTGTAAATCGTGTGTGCCACAAAACTTTAAGAAGTTCATACCAACACCAGTTTTACTTTTTGGTATACTATTCTCTGCGATTGTTTCTACAAACTTAACTTTTAAATCCATAGGTTGAGCAGTCAAATCTATTAGTTTTACGTTACGTTCAAAATCATCACGGACAGTATGCTCTTCACCATTATGGTCAGTCCATACCTGGAGCATAAAATTATTCCAATTAAATCCACCATTTTCTTTATCAGCAAATGCTTCTAACATACCTACTTTATTCTTAGTGCCTTTCTTACGACAACCAGGATATGCTGAAAAGATATTATCTGATGTGTCACCACGAATACATTTCTCAAACAACAACCACTCTGGATTTGGTGCTTCTTTAATCTCGTCAGTTTTCTTTTCTTTTATAGGAGTCATATTCTTATCATCTTTAAAGAAACCATCTTTAGTAATAATACGATTTTGTACTCCGTCATACATAGTTACATTATCTGAAATTAATTGTAGATAATCACTATCACTTGATACAATAATGTGATTATCATTTGGATGTGCCTCGATGAATATAGCAATCATATCATCTGCTTCGGCTTCGGGATTATGTAACAATGTTACATTTGTTTTCTCATCTAAGAATGTAATCATATCATCATATGATTGAAACATAATTTCATCTTCTTCTTTTTCTTTGACAGTCTTAGCCATTTGAGCAACATGTCTATTCTTTTTGTATGGCTCATAAAAATCTCTACGCCAACTACGACCTTCTAAACAGAATACGGCATGGTCTGCCTTGAATTTGTTATAACATAGTTTAACACTACTAAGCATTATATGATATGCCATACCAATTTTCATATCAACATTCGCACCACGCATTGCTACGTGCTTTGCTCGATGATACATATTGAATGAATCTACTAGAATGAATGTAGACATATTAGGAATACTCAGAAGTGTTCTTGTCTGTTTTAACCTTGCTGATGATTAGACCTTCTTTGCTATCAGTCATTACACTTCTTCTGACACCTTCTTCGTCTTCTAAATCATTCAACACAATGTTCTTACATAAATCATTAAACCAGTTATCAACGATTTGGTCTTGTTCTATGCCTTCGTAACCATTCTGTGCAAGATATTCTACAAAGTTATCATTGAAATCTAATTCAAAGAAACCTTGTCCTGGTTTATCTTTATCTAATTCCATGCCAACAACTCTGACATATTCTTTGCCTTCTAATGTTGCCATGTTTTTGTCGTGTTTATGTTGGTCTATATGACCATACTTGAAGTTAATCTTTTCAAGTGCAATGTCACGTTCTTTTTCGTCAACAATTCGTCTAGCAATTGCTCTTTCTTTTTCTTCTGGTGTGCTAAACCAATTAGATGGATTTAGTGGATTGCTCATCTATATACTCCTTGTTTTGGTTGTTTTTCTAGTTTCCTCAGCATTGCTTTAGTCATATAAGGTTTAGGTATTTGAAACCCTCTCTTTTTTCTGCCAATAGGAATCTTTGCCCATCGGTCAATTGCATTGCCTTTCTTATTTTTATATTGGACACGAACCTTATTGCCTTTAATTTGTTTTTGTACATCAAACAATGCTTGTTTTAATCCTTTGTATTCTTTTGATTCTATTTCTGCACCATCTAACGTTTCAAACGTAAATGTTTTCATCTTACTGCTCATTTATTTCCCTTTCATATTCAGTGAAGTCGTAATCTTTATCTCTCCAAACTTCGTTATCATTGTTATCTAAAATTTTAATCCATTCGATGTTGAAGTTTCCTAATCCAACTGGCGTTTCATTTTCTGGTTCATGGTCGACTGCGTTCTCACCTAAATCGTCCATTAAATCATCTAAACTTTCAGCAGTATTTCCTTCTCGTACAAAGAATTTCTTTTCAGCATCATAGTAATCAACTTCCCATAGAACTGTAAATTTTTCTAAATCGTTTGGTACTACTGGCATATTACCATCCTATTTTCTCCCATGGAACATCTTTGTCACCAAAATGTCCGTATACACAATTCTTACTATATTGATGAAAGTTGAATAAATCAAATCTATCAATAATCCCTTTTGGTGTTAAATCAATATTCTCAGCAATAAACTTTTCAATACTACGATTGTGTCCATCACTATCTACATAGATACTAGTTGGCTCTTTAACACCGATAGCATAACTCAATTGAATTTGACACCAATCTGCCATGTTATCTGCTACAACATTCTTTGCTAACCATCGTGCCATATAAGAGGCACTTCTATCTACTTTCGTAGGGTCTTTTCCTGAGAATGCACCGCCACCATGAGGTGCATAACCGCCGTATGTATCAACAATAATCTTTCTACCTGTTACTCCGGCATCTCCATCTGGTCCACCAATCTCAAACTTGCCCGTAGGATTGATATACCATACAGTTTCATCATCTATCAAACCTTTTAGTATTTTTTCTGCTGAATCTCTACAAGGCATTTTAATACTATGTCCAAATCCTTTTGTATGTTGATGTGATATTACAATCTGGTCAACACGTTTTACTTTACCACCTTCATATTGCAAACTTACTTGTGATTTTGCATCTGGCAACATATATTCATAACCACCTTTGCGTTTTTCTTTGAGGTCTTTAAGTATTTCGTGTGCGTAATATATAGGTGCTGGCATCATTGCTTCGTTGTCGTTACACGCATAACCAAACATTAATCCTTGGTCTCCAGCGCCGAAATCATCGGTTCCTAGTGCGATATCACCAGATTGTGTGTGAATCTCATTATAAATCTTTAGTTTATCCCAATGAAAGCCTCCTTGTTCATATCCGATATCTTTAACTTTATTACGAACAATTTGCTCAACATCTTCTTTGCTCACGTTAAAGTTCTTTACTTCACCTGCTAACGTTACGTGATTTGTAGTTACGAGTGTTTCGACCGCTATCCGTGTCTTTTCATCACCATTTTTAAGTCCTGCATCAACTAATGCATCACTAATTTGGTCTGCAACCTTGTCAGGATGACCGTCACTTACACTCTCACTAGTAAAAATATAGTTATTCATACTCCTATTATACAAAATTTTAACACAAAAGTCAAGTGGTTTATGCTACTGTTCTTGTAATATTGAGTACACGTCATGCCCTGCATCACGCAATTTCTCACCACCACCCAAAAACTCAAGTTCCATTATACTTAATATACCTACAACCTCGGCTTCAAATCTATCAGTTAGTTTAATGGCTGCCTCCAGTGTTCCACCTGTTGCTATAACATCATCTACAATCAATACTTGGTCCCCTTTCTCTATTGCATCTACTTGTAAGTGCAATTCGTCAGTTCCGTATTCTAGTTCATATTCAGTAAATATTGTTTCGCCTGGTAGTTTACCTTTCTTTCTAGCCATTGAAAATGGTATGCCAGTTTCTGAACTTAAACATCCAGCCATTGGAAATCCACGTGCATCTAGTCCAATGATTCTGTTAAATTTTATATTATTCTCTGAGATATAATCATTAAACAATGACATGACATCTTGTATACCTCGAGCCGCATTAAAGACACTTGCCATATCCTGATAGAGTACGCCAGGCCTCGGATGGTCTGGAATGACTCTTATCAAATTTTGGATTGTTTTTGGTGTTGGTTTGAGTATGCTCACTAGATTTCTTCTAGGTCTCTTTCTAATTGAACAATTTCTTCTTTAAGATGTAACTTTTTAAGTTTTAATTTAGAGACAACTTGGTCATCTGTGTGCATCTTGAATGCAGTTATAATACCATCATCTAAGTCTCTGTGTTGTTTTTTTAAGTGTATTAGGCGTGTTTTGATTTTCTCTGCGTTGATTTTTCCCATTCATTTCTCCTATAATGAGTCTTACCAGTTACAACCTCCTCGATGTATTTATAATAAAACTCTAATATTATTATAAATTAGTTGCCGGCTTTTGCTGGTAGAATGTACTCGTATAAACCTAAACCACTATCAACTGAAATCATCATCGCACCTTGGTCGGATAACTTCATGTTCATAGTACTTGTATCACTAAGTCTAAGAATAGTTAGAACTGTTGACAATGGAAAACTCCAACCTGTCTTTAGTTCACCCTCTACATTGTTTGCAAATGGAAGTTCTACTTTATCTGTTGAACTATCACCGATATAGAAAACTAAATTACCATTCACTGTTCTCGCAGTAAGTAGTGGGTCAAATTGACCTAGAATACCTGCAAAGTATTGTAAGTCTTTGATTGCTTTTTGTGTTGGCATAATTTCTACATTCCATGCCGCACCTCTAAAAGTTGCTGTTTTGATTTGTGCATCTACTAATTCACTTACGATTACTCGATATGAACTATCAAAACCACCTGGCATAGAGAAGTTAAGTTCAGTAGTAACATCTTCACCATTTCGTGATTCTGTTCCTACTTTAACATCTGCTACAATAGGATTGCCTTCTTTGTCTTCGCCAGTATAGTCAAGTAATCCACTTAAGACACTTAATCTTCCTAGACCGAACTTGCCTTCGAATTCAGGAACTGGTGCATGTAATTTACCACTCAATACAACAGTACGGTCTTCGTCCATTGCATCGATTGTAGTTCCCTCTTTATCTGTTGTCACTTTAGCCGCTTGGATAATACCTAGCGAATGTGTGTGTTTGACAATATCCTTTAAAATATCACGCATTTTTACTCCTTTTATTTAATTATTAAATTAATTATAACATAATTTAGAACCACTTGTCAACCTATAAATCGAATAGATTATCAAATGATTTTGCTGTATTATCTTTTCTTTTTCGTAGTACCCATGGCTTTTTATCTTCAGTTGTATATTGAAGTTGACCATTCTTTGGATTATCGACCCAATAGATAGTATTAGATGGTATAATACCCCACATAAACCAAGCATTTCCAAATGTAGGATTACCAGTTCCTGTGAAATCTACCCGATTGTTATACACAAGTGTAGACATACCATGTTTAATAAACATCTTACCTCGTTTTCCACCTTGAAAACTTGTTACTGGTAATAGTAACGCAAATGGTTTACCAAGAGAATAACAATGTTCTATAAACTTATCTTTAATACTATATGGTGGATTAGTTATTATTCCATCATATACATCATCTGGACCACAGTCAAAGAAATCTTTATCATTACTTGGCACTATCTTATATCCATTTTTATTGAAGCCGTCTACAATTAAATTAGACTTTCCGCTAGTTGCTTCATAGTAAGTATTGTCTTTGTTTAGATATTCTAATAATGGAAGAACTTGGTCAGAAGGAGTATAGCATTCATCTGATATTGCATTACTGCTTCGTCTTCCTACTAAATCTGTGTAAGTCTTAGTCATTACAAATCGAAAAGATTATCAAAAGTTTCTGATGCATTTGCATCACTCATATCCCAATTTAATACTCCAATTAGGTTGTCTAATTTCTTATCAACAATAGTTTGTTCCATCAACTCATGGTCAAATGGAAGTTTTTGAAACCATTCTGGTATTTTAGTCGCATCTACAGGATATGCAACACTTTTCAACTTGAACGTGTTTGGCTTTAGTTTACAAACAATCGTCTTCATACCATCTACAATTTCTACTGCATATCGGTCTTGATTAAGTTCTCGTAACATATTCCAATTCAATGATGCGGCGACATGTCCAGGTAAGTGGACTTTATCTCTTTTAGATTTATCACCACCATTATTCAAATCTCTTGCCATTGCCTTCTTTGCGGCGTTCACTCTGTTCTTGTATGAAGTTAGATTGTTTACACGAGTTTGAGAACCTTTTTCCCAACCTGGTTTTGTTCTAAACTCTTTCTTAAACTCTTTAACCATCTCAATGACTTCTTCACGTGTGCCATCAGTTAACACTTTCAGTAGAACTTCACTTAGAAAATCTTGCATATATGGTGGAGTATCACTTCTCTTTATGTCAATTCCCATTACTTTGACTTTACCAGGTGAACCATCTACATCACGGCGAACACCATCGTCATCATACATAAGCAATGCGTATCGTTTCTTTTTAATAAAAATACCTGTAATCGAACAATTCTCACGGCCAGCAACAATAATCTCACCTTCTTTTCTAGGAACATTAAAGAACGTTTTCATAAAATCTGGAAAACTTGCGTTGACTTGATTGGCAACTTCATCATATAACATTAATACTTTTTCTTTATCCCATTCAATACTACCGTCATCAATCTCTTGTTTGTAAACAGGATACATTGAATAATAGATAGAGTCTGTGTCACCATATATAACTGCTGGACCCTTATAATCATATTCGCCAACGATTACTTCATTACACTTTGCACCCATGTGTCTTGTTATACAACGACCTGTTAGAGTTGTACTCTGACCAATACGTTTATCATAGAAACGACATCCTTGATTCAAAATCGCACCATATAATGAGTTTAAGTTAATCTTCTTAACAAGTTGTCGTTTATCCCAAAATGCTATTTCTTCAGCATCACCATCTTTAATGGCAAGTTTCTTGTTCTCTTGCATTACTTGTCGTTCAGCATACCAACGTTCTAACAAACTAGGAATGATACCTTGAACATCTTGTTTAAATATAGTACCATTAGCAGTAAGAGTCCAGTTCAATTCGCTATTGTATATTAAATCATATGCCTCTTGACCTGATAGTGCTTGAGTTGTTTTGTTTTCTTCCCATGGTGCATCTTCAAGTACTAATGTAATATTACTTGCTTTGTCCCTCTCATTAACTAAACGGAATTCTTCTGTACTAAATGTTTCATCCCATGCTTGAGATGAACCAAATGTTTTAGCACCTGTTTTTCTACCCTCTGATATTCTATCACCAATCATCTTTTCAGTCAAGTCAGGTCTTAGTTGTCCTGCAATTGTTTCTGGTGACATATTCATCGCACGAATAACTGATGGATAAAGAGAGTTGATATCAATACCTGCTACCCATCTCTGTAATCCTGCTTTGGGAACTGCCACAAAAGCACCAGCGGCCTTTTGCATTTCTACTTCGTGTAATTCTTCATCTGATAATTCTACATCATCATCTGACCAAACTTTTTTCTTTCTATCTGGAACAACCATACCACGTCTATGTGCTTCGTTGATGATTGCTTGTTCTGTAACTGCAACTGCACCCATTGTTGTTTTGATGTTTACTGTATTATCGTGTGCAATCTCGTTTGCCAGTTCGATAAATCTTAGTTTCTTATCAATCTTATCAAGTAGTGCAACGTCTTGTCTGTTATATTCAACAAACTTATAGAAGTCATTGTTGTATAACTGGTCTAGTGTGCCGTCATATGCAACTTTTTGTTCACCTACTTCGTGTTCACCAATTGTATCAAGTGCGTATGAGTGCATTTCGTGATATGTGTACTTACGATATAATTCTAGGTAGTCTAAGTGAATTCTTCCGAACAAGTCAAATGTTTCTTGTTCTTTACCATATTTTACTATTCTACGTTTCTGAGGTTCTAATTCCCATAGACACAACTTGCGTGTATGTGATTTACTTAGTACTTCAGTTATTCTATTCACAATGTATGGAATATCATAACCTTCAGAGTTCCAACCAGCCAACACATCAGCATCTTCAATGACATCTAAAAAGTCATTAAGCATATCTACTTCACTTAGATATAATTGAGTATTCTCAAATTGCTCACAAATTCTTTCTGCCTCTTTAAGACCTTCACCACTTCTCATTGACTTGGGTGGGATAACAAGTGTTACAAGTAAGTCTAACCATTGAAGATGAACTGTGATTGCCGTGATTGGCATGAATGGGTCACTAGGGTCAGCAAACCCTCGACTTGCATCGAAGTCTGTTTCAATATCGAAAAAGGCAGTATTTAGAGTAGGTGAATCAATTCCATTATAATTCTCACTCAAACAACGAACTTCTGGTTTAATATCACTTTCGTAAAATGTTTTACCAGTATTTATTTTTCGTTCTTTGTGTAAGTCTTTAAGACGTTTACATTTGATTTGTCGTACTTTGTCACCATGAATACTTATATGGTCACCGCGTGGGTCTTTCACATAGAAAGTGCGCCACGCTGGATAATCATTATAAACTCTTTTGCCTTTTATTCGTTCTACAACTTGAACAATGTCCTTATCTTTGTTGTAGAATGCATCTACATAACTCAAAGAGTACGCCCTACAGTTTCCAGAATTGTTTCCATATCTTCAAAGTCAGCACGTATCTCAGATAGTTTGGCCTTATGTGCAACCGAGATTGCCTTGTTTAAAACTGCTGGTTTTACATCGATTTCTTCAGCAATTGCTCTTACTGTATCACGTAATCCACCTTTGAGGTCTTCACATTCTTGTAGAACCAGACAACCTTCATTCACTAATTGAATGAGTTTTGCTTTTTCTTCTTCGTTAATTGCATCTATTGACATATAAATCTCCTATAAGTTGGACAATAAAAAAGAGTGCTTTCACACTCTTTATATATTAACATAGGTGACTTTGAAAGTCAATAGGTTATTTGTCTAATTCTTGTGCTTTTTTCATGGCCTGTTCTACCATATCATTCGCATGTTGTTTTGATGCCGCAAGAGGATTACCGAATCCCGATTTATCAGCCGCTCTTGATAACGCACTTGTGGCAAAATTCTTAACTTTGGTGCCAACTGTTTTTACTTTATTCTTCATTAAATCTTTTTTCGCTTGTGCTACTTGTTGTGGAGAAGCATTTGGAACACCAGCCTTTTTGCTCATATTCGCAATCATCTTGCCTTGTGGACTATCAGCCTTATGCATTTTACCACTTTTATCTTTTATCATGCCATTTACAGCACCCTTTGCCGCACCTCTGGCTGCCGCACCTTTAACACCTTTAGATGCTAGTGCGCCACCAACTACTTTTGCCGCTTGACCTAATGCTGGTAAAATCTCATCAATACGTTTGCCTGCTTTGATACCCTCACTAAGTTTGCTAAATGCAAAATTTGACATCTTAAGCATACCTTCTTTAGTTCTTAACATATCGTCAATTTTTTCTTGTGTTTCTGGCTTAACTGCATCATATACTTTTGATACTGCTGATGCTGTATATAAATCTACTTTCATCTTGCCATCGTCAAATTTGACTTGCATATTTTGTTTGTCTGCTACAATCTGTTTAATTGTGTCGATTGCTTTGTGGCTACTCTTTGGTTTCATGTCCATAACTTTTAGAAATTCATCTCTAGCCGCAATTGCTTCTTCATCTTCGTTTACTGATTCAAATTTAGTTCTAATTAAACTTGGCTTGACATTAAGTTCTCTAGTTCTAATATCATCAACAGCATTTTGAATTCTGTAAGCCATTTCAATCGCATTCTTACTTGCGTTATCTAATTTTTGAATTTCTAAATCTAATCCCAGTTTATATAACATTTGTGCATACTCGTCAATTGTGTTTAAGTAGCCTGCTATATTGCCTTCGTTGTCAACTGATACTTCTGCTTCTTTTACTGATTCAAAGTTTTTATCATCTTCACCGTAATCACCATCTTCGCCTGGATGATTCATATCATGGTTACTTCTAAAGTCATTAACAAAATCTTGAATAGTATCACCACCTAAGTAACGAACCATATCGTTTAATACGATTTCGTGTGCATCATTATCACCACCCAAGTCATCAATTAAATCATAAATTGGTTGTGCAAATTCGCCAACTGCTTCTTTGACTGCTTTCTTATCTTTGGCTGCCTTTTTCATTGGCTCTTTTTTATCACCATCTTTATCTAAGTCTAAGAAGTCTGGCTTTGCACCTTCATTTTTGGCTTTCCATTTTGCTTCTAATTCTTCTATGTCGTTATAATAATCTTTATCCCATTCGTAACCATCTGCTTCTAATCTTTTCCATTCTTCTGGGTCAGAAGTAGTCGAACCGCTATGGACGCCGTCAACATCTTTTGTGTACTTTCTCATTCC